TTCCGATCTCATTAAAAGGTTTTTATGGTAAAGCAATTAGGTATGAATTGGTTTTACAAAATTTCACAAGTACATTAAACTCAAATGGTAACTATGATATTTCATTAAAGTTTTATTCATACAAGTATTCCATTTTGGCGGAAACACAGATATCACATTTATTGGCTCTTCCATATATGTACAACACCACATATACAATAACACCATCACAAACAACACAAATTCAACAATCTCTAATATCCAATGGTGATGAATTTCAAAATGTGACGACGTTAAATTCATCTAAAGGATTTGATAAACTTAAACAAGTTTATTCTAAATACAGAGAATTAAAACTTATACCTGAAAATTTTCCTGATATTACATTTTCACAATTAAAATTAAAGTTGGAAAATTTACAAAAAGTTTTAACTACAAATTTTGGTAAGATAGATATGTCATCACTTAGTGATGTTGATGAATATGTTGAGACCGTAAAAAAAATGCAGTCGGAGGTGTTTTACGACACTAAAAATTCTTGGTATAAAAAGTATATTGACACTACTAATTTTTACATCCTTAAAGATAGTCAAGATAAAGTGTTTTTGTTGAAACAAGAGTATCGTAATTCAATTGATTCTAAAATTGAATCTGAAAATAATTTAGATTCAATCATTAAAAAATACAGAAATAGTTTATCTAAAAATAAAACACTCGGTGATAATGGAAGACTAAAAGTTGGTAAGATAAATAAGAGAACCACAATAAATAATAAGATAACACTTAATATTTTTAAGGGTGAGTTTAATTCTGAGGAGATTGATGATAATGCAACTCTTTTTACGAGATTAAAAAGAAATCCTACCACTGCGGAATTATTGGCGTTTAGGAATGAAAAATCACTAATAACGTCTAGAATAATTGTTAATGATCGTGACGAACAAGTACCTGAAACAACATGGGTTTTTGAAGGTCAGAATGAGTTTATTGATTTAACAAATATAATGATTTCAGACGCTAATGAGGTTAGATCAATCGCTGAAAATGAGATTACTAGACTTTTACAACAACAAATTGAGGGTGAAAATGGTTTAGGGTTTAAACCATCAATTAGAAATGTATCTGCGGTTATATTTGCACATTTAGAAGCGTTCTTCATGTTAATGGATGATGTTCATACCTCGGCTTGGGATAAGAGATATGATAAAATTAGACAGGCGAGTATCTTAGATAATACTAACTCGGCGGTTGGTACTGAAACCAAAGATAATGTCGTTGGTGGGACTCAAGAAAAAATACCAGTATATCCTTGGCCACAATACTATGTGGAAAAGAATGATGATAAAGGTGAAAAATTTGTCTTAACCTATCCTGCTGATAGTAGTGTTGTTTCTAAAACAAAGGCATATCGTTATGATATATGGCCTGAAGTTGAGTTCGTTGAAGAATATCTTAAAGGATTAAGTACTAGAAATGAATACGACAACACTGTACAGAATGTTGCACAATCATCTCAGATAAATAGAATATCGGTAAACGCGTTTGATTTTCCAACATCAAATAATAGTTACTCAAATAAAGATGAGGTTTCATTTTTTTATGAAATCTATGAAAGAGTTTTTAGTGCGGCGTTCTATGATAGATTAAGTAATGTCGGTAGTAAAAATTTCTCAGTTTATAAATCAATTTCAGATTTTGAAACAAGAAATATTATACAATCACTCGGTGCTGATAATCCAAGCTTACAGAAACTTTTGAAGGATTATGCATTTAGACCGGGTAACATTGTTACTTTTTTACAACACATTTCAAACTCGGGTTTAGGTCCTTCGTGGCAACTTTTTATTAGAGGTATTTACACTAATAGTTTATTAAAGACTGAAACAAATAAAGATTGGGCAATATTAAATACTAACTCATTATCTGAGTTTTCAAAACTACAAGTGTCGGATGATAGTACAAAAAACCTACAAAATTATTTGAGTGGGAGTTCGAGTAACTTTACTAATATTTCAGACACATTTCCATTTGTTAATAATAAATGGTTGTCTAAAAATGTTTCATATGGTAATTCAGTGACTAATTTCTTAGATGCGAATAGAACAAACACAAGTCTGATCTATAGTAATCAGTTAAAATATATTACAAATATGACTGGTGAAATAACAACTAGTCAAGATATAAAAAGTAATATCGGTTATTATACGAATTATAATTTTACAACACAATCGGTGGGTTCCACACCCTCTTTAGGTGCTACAGTTGGAACTGCTGACAGTATTGTTACGAACGGGACCAACTACTTCTCAATGGTAAACACACCATATTTTATAAATGCACTTAACGAAGGTATTGAAAATGATAAATCAGGAAATAGTAACCCTTACACAACGGCAGCTTATCTTTTCTTAAACTCATTACCGTTATCAACTTTAAGTGAAAAAATAAATAATTCAGGAAAATATGAGAATTATATTTTTGCGACCTTAAACAAATTTGGTGCGGTACATAGAGTACCGTATTCTTGGGTACTTAAATATGGATCAATATGGTATAGATATAAAAAATATATCAACGATGGTGTTGATATTTTAGATAGTGTATGGAAAGATTTTAACGCTGTTGAGTATTACGATCCTGTAACCTCTTCAAGTACTAAAACTTATGACATTAGGAAGATTGATGACACCCAAAGTACTGATTTCAAAATTGTTTTGAAAACAGATGGTGGTAATCAACAAACACTAAGAGTTGGATTTTATCCTAAAGTATTAAATAATTTTGCTTGGTTTACAACAGGATTAAATCTAATGACAGGATATACCAATTCCGATGTTAGTGCGGTTACTAAAAACATAGTTCAAGTTAGAGATATTGATGTTAACACTAATGGTGGTGTAAATATTAAAACATTTACGGTTACTATGGAGACAAATCAAAACGCGGCGTTTTCCACAACAAACCATAATAAAATTTTAGTTTTTCCATCTTTTGGTGCGACAGAAACAGATTATGAAAACTTATTAAATTCCGGTGTTGTAACATCAACTGACATATACACAGGACAATCAACGTTTAATGGATCCGTTAGGATGTTCTTGGATGATCCAACATTTGGTTATTTTAATACTAAAAATATTGTAAAACCATCATATGATGAGTATCTAAAAACTATAACGGTGACAAAAAATGAACAATCACAAGTTAACTTGGGATTAACATATAGTAAAATTGAGGATATATTTGGAGTTTTTACTAAAGATATTTTAGATGGGTTTGAAACTGAATTTTTGAATTTTAGTAAGAGAAAAGATGATTTCACAATTACTGATTCTAGTATAACATCAGATTATGGTAATTTCCAAACTATGTTTTCAAATATGATGTTTGTAAATCAGTTTTCATCACTTAACAATGGTGATTATATCAATAATTTATATCAAAAACAAAGTAGTGTTAAGTTCAATATATTAAACAGTTTCTTAAAAAAATCAATAATCCTAAAGATAGGTAATCCTGGTAAATTTGATAGAAAGTTATGGGGGTCCTTTATCACTAACAAGGTTGTTGATAGTTATACGTTCAACCCATATAGTGTTGATAGTTTACCAACAAATGGTGGAGCAACGACATTACAAGGGTCAATTGATAGTTATCCGGATGCTTGGAACGCGTTGAGAACAAGTGTAGGGTTTTCATCAATTGACGGATTATCTTATTCCAATAATGGATCATATATTACTGATTTCTTTGTTGACAACAATATTGAATTCACTCAAACAAATGTTAATTTATTAGCACCACTTATTAAGGTGTATGCTACACAGAAAAGTTTGAATAGTGGGGTTTATACACCACAGACCTTTACAACAGACTTAAATGAGTTTTATAGTGAGAATTTCTCTTTTTCAAATGATATAATGTCATTACTTTTTGCTAATATCTCAAAAGAGTTACCTACGGTTTCTGAAGTTAATAACAATAATAAAGGAACTGTTACGGATAGTAATGTAGTTAAAATTGAACTTTGGGAATCTTTTAAGACGTTAAATGATAAGTGGATTGCCGGAACTGACTTCCAATCTAGAACCATATTCCAAGATGTTTTGTTTATAGACAGGGCTTGTAGAGACGTTGGTGATTTAATCTTAGTTGATATATCTGGTTTATTAACATTATTAAAATCACTTAATCCAAAAGGACGTGTTATTGATTTATTTAGTAGTTTAATATCAAAGAACCAATTTGTTATGATGCCGATGGGATCATATATCAACTTTTGGGGTAAAGGTAATATAGACCCAAATGAATTACCTGAACAACAAACCGTTTATGATGTTGCGGATACCTTATTTGGTACTCACACTAATGTTGATTATAGAGCGTCAAGACCTAAAATAATTTGTCATTATGCGGGAAAACCATCAAGTAATCCTGATATGTCAAATAATAAGGATGTTAGATTTGGTAATGATGGTTTTGATTTTGAAGAACCAACGGATAATCCTTTAGTTGTTGAGACACAAAACAAAACGGATTGGGCGACATCAAATAGAGTTGTTGGGTTTAACGTTGATTTCGGTACAAGAAATCAAGGAATGTTCAAGAGTATGACGATTAAGCAAGGTTCATCATTGAGTACTGCTGAATCCATAAAGGCGACTGTTGATATGATTAACGGTGCTGGCGGTGTTAGATCTAATTCACAATCAATATCTTTGTATAATTTATATAAAAACAGATCATACACAGTAGATGTGACATCTATTGGTAACGCAATGATCCAACCAACAATGTATTTTAATTTGAAACATACCCCAATGTTTAATGGGGCTTATCAAATACAAGAGGTTAATCACAGTATTGAAGCTAATGGGGTATTCTCAACAACGTTTAATGGTGTTAGATTACCGGTTACGGCACTTCCAATTCCTGACAAACAAATAATGACAATAAATGAGACCTATTATAAGTCAATTATTTCAGAATTAAAAACAAAAAGGGCGGACGCTAATTTACAGACAACAACGACGACCAATGTTACTAATACTTCAAAAAGTGTATTGAGTAATAATACGTTAACAGTTGAAAGTGATTCATCATGTATTGATAAACTAGATAATAGATTTAATACCTACCTAAGTTTAGATGAATCTGTTAATTCAACAATTAGTTTAAGTGGGGTGTGTAAGATCATTGGTGAGACAACAACAGTTGAAAGATCTAGAATAATGATATTAGCAACTTTATATTTAACACAGAACACTGAACCGATAAATAATTTAACAACATTAAATAATAATTTTGGTAAGGTTACTTTGAATATTCCTTATGGGGGATCATTAAGTGATTCCTTTAAGAAAAACTATTTTTGTAGTAAAAATAAGAATGGTAATATAAGCCCATTCGCGGTGTTTTCGGATGTTCAGACACACATAAACTTTATAAACAAGTTTTGGGCAAACGACCTCAACGACTTTAGTTTAGATAAAACAAGTGCAAACATTGAAATTATTCTTAAAAAGATATTGAGGTATTGGCCGAATAGAGGATTATTTACTAACGATAATAGTTGGATTGATTTTTATTCTAAAATAAGTGATAAGGACAAACAATTTTATTTAATTTTGATTGAAAAGGCAATAAATAAACTCATAGAACAAAATTTATTACCAAGTCTATCAAGTTCAACATTGAATAATTCGTAATATCAGTATATTTATAAATAAAAAAAGTATGAATATTCAAGAAACATTAAATAACTACTTAGGTAAAAATACTAGAATAACATCAAAAGATGTTGGTAATGGTTATACTGAAGTTTGTGATTTGGATACAGGTGATTGTTACCAAATCAGTATGAGAGATGGTTTGATTGAAAGAGTAGATAACACTCGATCACTAAATAGAAAAGTTACTGTGGAAACGGCTACAGGGATAAAGCAATTATTAAACGGTTAAACAATGAGTTTAGAGAGAAAACTTTTACATGAAATTAGTAGATATAATAGAATTAACAATTATATCCAAGAACAGGTAGCGCTTGGAGGAACAGCACCTGAAGCGGCACCACCTTTAACCCCTGAACCTGGTCAAGAACCGGTACAACCTGAAACACCGGCACCTGATGAAATTACCGCAGAACCTATTGATATTGAAACAGATACTGAGGTTGAAAAAGTAGATAGTGAGGGTAACGAAGAAACTGAAGAGTTAGATATTACTGATTTAGTAGATTCTCAAAAAAATATTGAAACCAAACAAGAAGAATATTTTGATAATTTATTTAAACAATTAGAACAACTTCAAACTAAGTTGGCAGAAATGGATAACATTTCTGAAAAACTTAATTCTATGGAGGCTAAGATTGAGAAGTATAGACCAAAAACAGCTGAAGAAAAATTAGAATTAAGAAGTTTAGATTCTTACCCATTTAATCAAAAACTCACTGATTTTTTTGAAGATAAAGAAGAAGATTTTGAAAAGACAGGTAAAGAATATGTATTAACTTCTGATGAGGTTGATAACTTCACAGCATCCGACGTTAAAGATAGTTTTAACGACGGAATTGACACAGAAGAATTTTATCGTTAAAATATAGGGGTCTTCGGATCCCTTTTTTAATTTGACTATATCCATTTTTGTTTTATTATTGAATTGTAAACACTAAATTTTTTTATATGAGTTCATTAGACGCAGTATTGTCACAATACGAAAAAAACACGCAAACGGGCACATCCTCTAGTTCTGGGATGTCACAGGAAGAGCGAATGAAGAAGTATTTCACATGTCTTCTTCCTGAAAAATCAAAAGAAGGTCAAGCTAGAATCCGTATTCTACCAACACCTGATGGTTCTACACCTTTTAAAGAGGTATGGTTCCACGAAATCCAAGTTGGTGGAAAATGGCAGAAGTTTTTTGATCCGGGTAAAAACGACAACGAACGTTCTCCGTTGAACGAGTTGTACGAAGAATTGATGTCAACGGGTAAAGATTCCGATAAGGAGTTGGCTAAACAGTATCGTTCACGTAAGTTCTACATCGTTAAGGTTGTAGATCGTGATCACGAAGAAGATGGTGTTAAGTTTTGGAGATTCAAACACAACTTTAAGAATGAGGGTATCTTGGATAAGATTATTCCTATTTGGAGAGCTAAGGGTGATATTACAGATCCTGAGAAGGGACGTGATTTGATCATTCAGATGAACAAAGCTAAGACAGGTAATGGTAAGGAATATACCAATGTTCAAACTATTATGTATGATGATCCAGCACTTCTTCACGAGAACGCTGACATGGCTAAGGAGTGGTTAAACGACGAGTTAACTTGGGCTAATGTTTACTCTAAGAAACCAATTGAGTATTTAGAGGCGATTGCAAACGGAGAAACTCCACGTTGGGATAACGATTTGGGTAAGTACGTTTATGGTGATTCAACTGAATCCACAACATCTATGGGTGGTAAATCGGTATCATATTCTGATCCACAAGCATTTGATGAAGCGAGCGGAGATATGCCGTTCTAAAGTTAAGGAGCATGGACACTTGTACAGACAATGTGTCCATGCTTATTTTGTTTAATTATTAAAAAAGAAAAAATGGCGATTAAGAAAGCAGATTTCAAAAAAGTAAAAGAGAAATTTTCTACGTCAGCTAAGTACAAAACTCAAAGTTATTTTGATTTAGGTTCAGATTTCTTGGACGCTGTTGGTGTTCCTGGCCCTGCTATGGGTCACATCAATATGTTCTTGGGTCACTCTGACACAGGTAAAACAACGGCTTTGGTTAAGACTGCGGTTGACGCTCAGAAAAAAGGTATTCTTCCGGTATTCATTATTACCGAACAGAAATGGTCATTTGAACATGCTCGTTTGATGGGTTTTGAATGTGAAGAAGTGGTTGATGAGGAAACTGGTGAAGTTGATTGGGACGGATTTTTCATCTTCAACAATAACTTTGAATACATTGAACAAATAACCGATTACATCAATGAGATGTTAGATGCACAAGAGAAAGGTGATATTGAATATGATTTATTATTCTTGTGGGATTCCGTGGGTTCTGTACCTTGTAAAATGACATTTGATGGTAAGGGTGGTAAACAACACAACGCTTCGGTTCTATCAGATAAAATTGGTATGGGTATTAACCAAAAAATTTCAGGTTCAAGAAAGACTGATTCAAAATATCAAAATTCATTGGTTATTGTTAACCAACCTTGGGTGGAATTACCTGACAATCCATTTGGTCAACCTAAGATTATGGCTAAAGGTGGTAATGCGGTATGGTTGAATTCATCATTGGTGTTCTTATTTGGTAATCAGAAAGGTGCGGGTACTACTAAGATTACGGCAACTAAAGACAAGAGAACTGTTAAGTTTGCAATTCGTAGTAAAATCTCTGTATTGAAAAACCACATCAATGGATTGGGTTATGATGACGGTAAGATTATCGTTACACCACACGGATTTTTATCAGGTAAGGATAGTACTGAAGAAAAGGCATCCGTTGAAAGATACAAGAAGGAGTATGCTGAGTATTGGAAGGACGTTATCGGTTCTGAAGGTGATTTTGATTTGAAAGAAGAGAAGGAAACATTAAACTAATTTATTTGTGAAGACCCTACTTATTGACGGCAACAATCTATTTAAGATTGGATTTCATGGTGTTAGAGAATTTTATCATAATGGTAAACATATTGGTGGGGTTTTTCACTTTTTGAATACTATCAGAAAATTTTTAGAGGATAACAATTACGATAAGGTAATTGTGTTTTGGGACGGGGAGAATAATTCATCTACTCGTAAGAAAATTTACCCTCAGTATAAGGAGAACAGACGTAATACGATGACGGATGAGAAGTATCAGTCGTACGAGGATCAGAAGATGAGAGTTAAGTCTTATTTGGAGGAGGTTTTTGTACGTCAGTTGGAGGTTTCCAACAACGAGTCCGATGATTTGATTGCGTATTATTGTTTGATTTCAGAAAACGAGGACAAGACAATTTTTTCGGCAGACAAAGATTATTTACAATTAGTTAATAAAAAAGTAAGGGTTTATAACCCATCTCACCGAAAATTTTTTGTGGAGAATGATAGGGTAAGCTTACAAGACATTGAAGTTCCTGTAGAAAACACAAAAACTCTTAAAATTTTGATGGGAGACAAGTCAGATAATATCAGTGGTATTTACGGACTTGGAGAAAAAACTTTGGTAAAATTCTTTCCTGAAGTTCAAACAGATATTGTTAGTGTTAAGTATATTTTAGAAAAAAGTGAGGAGTTGTTGAAAGAATTTAAGGACAATAATACATTAAAAAATATTTTGACTGGTAAGACAAAATCTGGTATCTTTGGGGAAGAATATTATCAAATCAATGAACAGATAATAGATTTGTCAAATCCTTTAATTACTGAAGATGCGAAAGAATTAGTATTGTCTTATTATGAAGAGTCATTGGATCCCGAGGATCGGGGTTATAGGAATTTGATCCGAATGATGACGGAAGATGGGTTTTTTAAGTTCTTACCCAAAAAGGACGACGCATGGGTTGATTTTGTAAGACCCTTTATGAAACTTACGAGAAAAGAAAAAATGTATCACAAAAAAAATCAAACAAAATGAGTACAAAAGAACAAGAAATTACCAAGATGGAATTTCTAATGACATTGAATGATAACATCGTAGTTCAACGATTTTTCAATGTAAGAAACTATAATCCTAAAGCTAAAAATTCAATGGAGTTTTATGATTATTTTAAGGGATTGGGTGAAAAACTTCAATATGATTTGAAGATGAAGAGTGTAATTTACCTATTGGATAATAAACATATTATTGAAGAAGATCCAAATGTTATGAATACCTCTTACACGGATGGTGAAGAAGTGTTTAGTATGTATGTAAAAGTGGGCGATCACGCAATTTGTCATAGAAATTTTGATGCCAAAGTGTACCCGCCTAAGGTTAGATATACTGTGGATGTACGTCCGGAAATTAAAGCGGTGTTAAAAGAATTGACTGACATTTTTTCATCTGAAAATTTAACTACCCAATATTTGAACATTAGTCTATAACGTGTATATTTATCAAAACAGCTAAAAAAAAATCGTATGTCTAAAGTAAAAAATTTTGAGTATCTAGGTCAAACATTTCAGTTACAATTATTAAATCAGATTATCGTTGACAAAGAATTCTCTCATAGTATTTTAGACGTAATTGAACCCTCGTATTTTGATAACAAGTATTTCAAGACGTTAATACAACTTATTAAAGAATATTATAAGAAGTATGAATGTACTCCGTCTTTTGATACATTGGAACAACAGACCAAGAGTGAATTTCCGAATGAAACTATGTTAAAAATCCTTATGGATACAATTGGACAGGTAAAAAATAGTCCTTTTGAAGGTAGTCAATTCGTTCAGGAAAAGGCTTTGAAGTTTTGTAAACAACAGGAACTTCAAAAGGTAATGTCCAAAGCACAAAAGGTAATTGATAATGGTGAGTTTGAAAACTATGATCAATTGGAAGAACTTGTTCGTGAGGCGTTACAAGTCGGTGAACGGGAAGAAGGGTTGTCTGATGTATTTGGTAACCTTGATGAGGTTCTAAATGATGATTTCAGACATCCTATCCCTATGGGTATTGCCGGTATTGACAACTTATTGAATGGAGGTTTAGCTAAGGGTGAGATTGGAGTAATTCTTGCACCGACAGGTGTGGGTAAGAGTACAATCTTAACTAAAATGGCCAATACAGCGTTTGCTTTCGGAAATAATGTTTTACAAATCTTCTTTGAAGATAATCCTAAAATTATTCAGAGGAAACATTTCACGATATGGACCGGCATCAGTCCTGATGAATTGTCTGATAGAAAGGATGAGGTATTAGAAAAGGTACGTGATGTTCAAAATTCGATGCCGAATAAATTAATTTTGAAGAAATTACCATCTGATACTTTAACAATGAACCAAATAAAAAACCAAGTTAGAAAATTAATTGCTGACGGAATAAAAATTGACATCATATTATTAGATTATATTGATTGTGTCGTTCCGGACAAGAATCTTGGTGATGAATGGAAAAGTGAGGGTTCAGTGATGAGAGGATTTGAAGCAATGTGTCACGAATTAAACATTGCTGGTTGGACAGCAACACAAGGTAATAGATCATCTATTTCATCAGAGGTTGTTACGACAGATCAAATGGGTGGATCCATTAAAAAAGCACAAGTTGGTCACGTAATTATTTCAATCGCTAAAACTCTCCAACAAAAGGAGATGGATTTGGCAACTATTGCTATCACCAAGTCGCGATTGGGTAAAGATGGTGTGGTGTTTGAGAACTGTAAGTTTAATAACAAGATGATGGAGATTGATACTGAGAGTTCAGTTACGTTCCTAGGCTTTGAGGAAAAGAAAGAAGAAAAGCAAAGAGATAGGATCAAAGAGCTTATGGAAAAACGTAAGTCTCGAGATGAAAATAAACAGAATAGTAACAATTAAAAAAAGAAAAATGGATGCTTCACAGAAGATTTTGTCAGAGTTAACGGTGTATATGAAATACGCCAAATACGTTCCCGAGTTAAATAGAAGAGAAACATGGGACGAACTGGTTACAAGGAATATGGATATGCATATTAAGAAATATCCTACCTTAGAATCAGAAATTAGAGAAGTATATAAGTTGGTTTACGATAAGAAAGTATTACCATCAATGAGATCACTTCAATTTGGGGGAAGACCAATTGAAATATCACCAAATCGAGTATATAATTGTTCTTACTTACCAATAGATCACTTGGATAGTTTTGCTGAGTGTATGTTTTTATTGTTAGGTGGAACAGGTGTAGGGTATTCGGTACAGAAACATCACGTAGATAAATTACCTGAAATTAGAAAACCATCGGCAACTAGAAAGAGAAGATATTTGGTTGGTGACAGTATTGAAGGATGGGCTGACGCGATTAAAGTATTGATGAAGTCATATTTTGGTCAAAATACATCAACACCTGATTTTGATTTTTCAGATATTCGTCCAAAAGGGGCTGCGTTGGTAACATCAGGTGGTAAAGCACCAGGACCGCAACCATTAAAAGATTGTGTTCATAACATTACAAAGGTTTTGGATTCAAAAGAGGATGGTGATAGATTAAGTCCAATTGAAGTACATGATATCGTTTGTCATATTGCGGATGCGGTATTAGCGGGTGGAATTCGTAGAGCGGCATTGATTTCATTGTTCAGTGCGGATGATGATGAGATGATTGCTTGTAAATCAGGTTCTTGGTGGGAGAACAATCCACAACGTGGTAGAGCGAATAACTCAGCGGTTCTTCTTCGTCATAAGATCACCAAAGAATTCTTTATGGAACTTTGGAAACGAGTTGAATTATCAGGTGCTGGCGAACCCGGTATTTATTTCACAAATGATAAAGATTGGGGGACAAATCCTTGTTGTGAAATTGCACTTCGTCCATATCAGTTCTGTAATTTATGTGAGGTTAATGTTTCGGATATTGAATCACAAGAAGATTTTAACAAACGAGTAAAGGCGGCGTCTTTTATTGGAACGTTACAGGCGGGTTATACTGATTTCCACTATCTACGTGATGTGTGGAAGAAAACAACTGAGAAAGATGCGTTGATCGGAGTATCAATGACAGGTATTGGATCAGGAACTGTATTGGGTTATGATATGACAGAAGCGGCTAATATCGTAAAGGAAGAAAACGAAAGAGTTGCAAATATGATCGGTATCAATCCTGCGGCAAGAGCCACTACGGTAAAACCTGCGGGAACAACCTCATTAACTCTTGGTACTTCATCAGGTATTCACGCTTGGCATAATGATTATTATGTTCGTCGTATTCGTGTAGGAAAGAATGAACCTATTTATTCTTACTTATCTGAAAATCACCCTGAGTTGGTTGAAGATGAATTTTTCAGACCACACGATACTGCGGTAATTTCCGTTCCACAAAAAGCACCTGAAGGGGCGATCTTGAGAACAGAAAGTCCATTCCAAATTTTGGATCGTGTTAAAAGGGTTTCCCAAGAGTGGATTAAACCGGGTCACAGAACAGGATCTAATTCACACAACGTATCCGCAACTATTTCATTGAAAGAAGAAGAATGGGAACTTGCAGGTGAATGGATGTGGGAAAATAGAAAATTCTATAACGGATTATCGGTCCTACCTTATGATGGGGGCAGTTACATTCAGGCACCTTTTTCCGATTGTACGAAAGAAGAATATGAGGCAATGTTTGAAAAACTACATACAATTGATTTATCAAAGGTTATTGAAACCCAAGATAATACCGATTTAAGTGGTGAAATTGCGTGTGGTGCTTCAGGTTGTGAAATTAAATAATTTATTAAACCAATTAACAAAGGGTGGGAGACCACCCTTTTTTTATCTAAAATATTTATGTTTATGATAGGTACAATTTTTAGAGTTTTAATATTACCTTTTATTGTATATTATTTATATAACTGGCATGTAGCCGTTTATCTAAACTTTAATTGTATAACCCATGAGTGGTTTTATTTAGGAGGAGTAATTTATGAAGGAGTTTATAGAAGGAAAACACTATTATCTGGATGGTGGAAAAGTAGTATTCACTGAGCAATATCATTTGGATAGAGGATCTTGTTGTGGATCAGGATGTCGTCATTGTCCTTATGGTGAAGAAGTTAGAGAAATTGCAATGAACAAAAGAAAAGTTGCAACAACTACGTATGAAAAAATACAGGAAATAAAAAAGGAGTTAGGACAATAATACTTTTCGTAAGTGGTGTATTTATAAAATATGGCAAATGGTAGAACATACGGTATAACTTTTCCTTTTAGGGATTCATTTAGTGGTACTTATTTGGATTTAACTGATTATGCGGATGAAGAAATCCGATCAAACTTAATTCACTTACTATTAACACGTAAGGGTAGTAGGTATTTTTTACCTAATTTTGGTACTAGATTATATGAATATATTTTTGAACCATTAGATGGTCCTACTTTTGATGGGATTGAAAGTGATATTAGAGAAAGTTGTGAACAATATTTACCTAACTTAAAAATCACAAATATAACAATAACCGCATTGACCGGTGAAGAAGAAACTCAATTAGTTTCAAACCAACAAAATATAGATAATCAACAATTATACCTCCCTAATCAGAATGTATCAGAATACACTGCGAAAGTAAGAATTGATTATGTAAATACGAACAGTGTTTTTAATTCACCTGACTTTGTTATCATCAATATTTAATTTATATGGCTAAAAAAATATCATACACTCCGAGGGACTTTGCAGGTTTAAGAGACGAACTTGTAAATTTTACAAAAACGTATTACCCCGATTTAATTCAGAATTTTAATGATGCTTCAACATTCTCAGTGTTGATGGATTTAAACGCGGCGATTGCGGATAACTTACATTACCATATTGATAGAAGTATTCAGGAAACTGTTCTCCAATCGGCACAGCAAAGATCTTCAGTATATAATATTGCCAGAACATACGGTCTTAAAATACCGGGATATAGACCTTCAGTTTCTTTAGTTGAGATCTCAATAACAGTACCTGTTTTTGGTGACAAGGAGGATGTTAGATATTTGGGAATTATGAGACGAGGTAGTCAAGTGGTAGGTGCGGGACAAGTATTTGAGTTGGTTAATGATTGTGATTTCTCATCACCATTCAATGCCGAAGGATATCCAAATAGATTGAAAATACCAAATTTTGATGCCAATAATAATTTAACTAACTATACGATAACAAAAAGAGAAGTTGTTGTTAATGGTATTACAAAAGTATTTAAGCGAGTAATAACACCTGCGGATGTTAGACCATTTTTTGAATTGTTTTTACCTGAAAGAAACGTTTTAGGGGTTTCTTCTGTTATTGTTAAAGATGGTACTAACTTTGTCAATGTTCCGTCAAATCAAGATTTCTTAACATTAGAGGGTCGTTGGTATGAGGTATCGGCACTTGCGGAAGATAGAGTATTTGTTGAAGATCCTACCAAAGTATCAGACAATCCGGGTACCAAAGTTGGTAAGTACATCCAAACACAAAACAGATATATTACTGAATTTACACCTGAAGGATTTTTGAAGATGACATTTGGGGGTGGTACTAATTCTGCCGAAGACCAACTTCGTGAATTTACAAGATTGGGAACACCTTTAGATTTACAAAAATATCAAAATAATTTTTCATTAGGTTCTGCGTTAAAGGCGAATACAACATTGTTTGTTCAATATAGAATTGGTGGTGGTTTACAATCAAATATTGGGGTAAATACTATTACACAATTCGGTGCTGTTGATTTTTATATTACAGGTCCATCACAATCTACAAATCAAACGGTGATAAATTCATTGGTATGTAATAACGTAACTGCGGCTATTGGGGGGTCCAATTTTCCAACTGTTGATGAGGTTAGGAATTATGTTGGATTTAATTTTGCATCTCAAAACAGAGCGGTAACTATTAACGATTATGAGAGTTTAATTAGGAAAATGCCATCAACATTCGGGGCACCGGCTAAAGTGGCAATTACTGAACAAAATAATAAAATAATCGTGCAAATATTATCATACGATAATAATGGTGCGTTGACACAACAAGTATCCAATACTTTGAAAGTTAATTTAGCCAATTATTTATCAAATTATAGAATGATAAATGATTATGTTAGTATTGACGTTGCAAACGTTATTGACGTGTCTATTGATGTGTCAGTGGTATTAGATGCGTCACAAAACAGAGGTAATGTTATTGCAAATGTTATTGATCAGGTTTCAACATTCTTTAGTCCGGCTCTTAGAGAGATGGGACAAAATATTTATATTTCTGATTTAACAAGGTTAATTCAACAACAAAATGGTGTAATATCTGTACCAAATATTTCTGTATTTAATAAGGTAGGTGGTGAGTATAGTTCATCTCAAACATCTCAACCATATTTAGATAATGTGACAAAAGAGATCCAACAGATTGATGGTACTTTATTTGCGGAACCAAACCAAATTTATCAAATTAGATTCCCAAATAAAGATATTACCGTTAGAGTTAAAGACTTTAAGACGGTTAGTTTCTCGTAAGATTTATTTTTATATCTTTAATCTTATCTTTTGAAAATACTAAATTAAGTATTTATTCAAAAAGAGTATGTCAAATTCATATAGAATACGAACACAGGTAGGTGTAGATAATCAAGTAGTTGTTAATTTAGAACAAGATTATGATTTTTTAGAGATTTTATCACTAAAAATTACTAAGTCTGAGGTTTATTCTAGATTATGTTCCGATTATGGAGTAATTGTTGGTAGAGTTGTTGCTAATGGGGGTTATGGTGTACCAAACGCTAAAATTTCTGTTTTCATACCACTATCACAACAAGACGAAGAAGATCCGGTTATCTCAACCCTATATCCATATAAAAGTGTTACAGATAAAAATGAGGATGGTTATAGATATAATTTATTACCATATGTATCATCATATACTAATCACGTTCCAACAGGAACATTTCCAACTGAAACTGATGTATTAACCGATAGTTCGGTGATTGAGGTTTATGACAAATATTATAAATTTGTAGTAAAAACGAATGAGAGTGGTGACTTTATGATTATGGGTGTACCACTTGGACAACAAGTTGTCTTTATGGATTTAGATTTGAGTGATATGGGCCCATTTTCTTTTTCACCTCAAGACTTAATTCGTGTTGGAAGGGCAACTGATGCACAAGTTAATGGTTCACAATTCAAAGCATCTACCGATCTATCAACTTTACCACAAATCATAAGTATTAGTAAGGTTATTGATGTACAACCATTTTGGGGATCACCTGATTTATGTTTAACAAGAATTCAAAGAGTTGATTTTGATTTAAGGGAAGAAGCGGATATTAACATACAACCCACTGCGGTTTTTATGGGATCTTTAGTTTCAACCCAAGAGAATAGAAAGATTAAAAGAAATTGTAAACCAACAACTGAAGGTGGTGATCTATGTGGATTAGTTGTTGGACCCGGATCAATATCAACAATTAGACAAACAATACAAGTTGATAGTGATGGTAAGCCAATCTTAGAATCCTTTGAATTAGATAATAATGGTAAAGTAATTGATGATAATGGTACTTGGTTAGTTGACCTCCCAATGAATATGGATTATGTAACCACCAATGAGTTTGGGGATCAGATTATAAGTGCAGATCCTAAAGTTGGTGTTCCTACCACATCCAGAAATAGATTTAAAGTTAAATGGCAACAATCAAACAATTTAGATGATGGTCCTAAACGAGCATATTTTTTAGTTCCTAATATTAGGGAACACGGTTGGACTACAGGTAATAATGATCCTAATTATTATGTATCGGGTAGTACTGAATATGATGCGGTTCAAAAATCATACGCATTTAGTTTAAGTTGGGATGATTATTATGATTATGATAGTGCGGTAAATTGTGAAGACACATTTTATCTGTTCAAATATAATAAAGTTTATACGGTATCACAACTTATGGATGGATACCAAAATGGACAAGTGAGGGGTAGATTTATTGGTATTAAAGAGATTACAAGTACGGATTGTGAGAGTGAAAATTACAAATATCCTGCAACAGACGCTGTAAGGAACTTTGATTTATTTTTTACGATCATAAATATTTTGTTACCATTACTTTCAATAATATTTTATCCACTGATTATTGTTGTTCATATTCTTTCATTTATTTGGCCATTATTGAGAATTGTTCTTTTTCCTGTGTTGGCTACTATTGTTTTTATATTAAGATCATTATGTTTTGCGGTTAATAAAATACCGGGAGTTAATTTAACTTGCCCACAACCATTAAAGTTAAAAGATATACCCAAACAATTACTTAAAGGTATTACATTACCTAATTTATCATACCCTGATTGTGAGGTTTGTAATTGTAATAGTTTTGATGTTGAAGATACCGAGGCTACTGAGTATCAGGATTTCATCTCAACTGCGGGTGATAGTGCGTTAAGTAATATTATGATGCCTTCAGGGTATGATGCTCCAACATATTTGTTGGATTATCAAAAAGAAGCGATAACTCAAGTATTTGGTGGATATACTGGTGATGCTAATGAAGGTGCTGGGTTTAAGTGTTCTTATGGTATCGTTGAAAAAACAGATGGTACTGATGTTAGTTTTTGGTCATACGACATCAACTTACCTGAGAGGTTAAACTTATTCAATACTAAGTCAAAGTATTATGATTATGATATCGCTTCATCTTATAGAGGTGGTCCGGCACCTAATAGAATTAAAGTTAGTGTTAGACCTGATATAACAAGTAACGTTGGTAAATACCACTATGATAATGTTATGGTTCTTATGGTTGAATCTGGAACATTATCTATATTATCGGCAGGTACGATAGTATCTTTTGTTGATCCTAAATTTTCAAAAGATCCAAACCCTAGTAAGACATATACCGATTTAGGTGATTCTGGTGTTACAGGAACATCAATTAACACATCATCCATAAATGTTACTTGGGCGGATCCTACCACACAATTTGGTGGTAATAACATCACGACTTATGCTGTATCACAATCAAGTGGACTTAAACAAATTAAATTCCCAACAGATATTGAATATTTCCAAGTTATCACAGGATACACTTATGGGGACATACAATATTTGGCGGATGGTTCATGGAACAACTCATTAAAAACAGGGTTTTTAGCAACACCAACATATGTTTATTCAAATGAGGGTTCAGGTACTTGGAACAACCCATCATCGGTTCCTGGTTCTCCACAATATACTTTAGCTAACGTACAAGATTATTTATCACAGGAAATCATAATTTTGGTTAGGGGTGTTGATCCTAATTCCGAAAGAATGAATATATCTTATGATATTAGTAGGATTTTAGGTAAACAAAATTGGGGTCAACACGTAGTGACTGGAAATTACAAACTTAACATTCCTATTAGAAATAGTGAATTCACGGTTAATTCTAATCACAATTTAGTATTACCTAGACACCAAAACATAACTTCTAATGGTGCGGGTAGTGAGGGTAAGTATGTATTTTATCCCAGTTATAGTATCCTACCCGGTAATGATTTCCAAACATATAATACTGATAATTTGAAGTATTATAGTGCTATGGATAGTAGTGTTACTACAAATAGTTTCCCTGATAATAGTATTGTTGGTGACAAATCGGCATTTGATTTAACTGTTAATGGTGAAGTTATTTTAATAAACCGTTATATGGGTATGTATAATGTTAATAATAAATTTGTATTATATAATCCAAATACACCTACCGGAGTTTTAAGAGGACGACCATATTATCCTGGTGAATATATTGAAGGTGCTTCATTTATGTTTATTGATAATTTTGACAAACCAAGATATTATTCTTATGGGTATTCATATTTGATTGAGGCGAACAACCTTAATTTCGGAACATTGGTTAATGACGCTTCAAGAATTGTTATGAGAACCGACCGTTTACCAACATCTTCAACAGAAGAGAGATATAACAATAATAGTTTTGTTTTACATCAAAGTAGATCTTTTAATTTTTCAGTTTTTTCGGACAATGGTACTATAGTTCAGACAAGTTTAACAACTACCGAACCTGATAATACAAATTCTGCGGCTGATTATAGTGGTGGTACTTTACAAAATTCAGTAGTTAATGCTTTTGCTTGTTCTACTATGACTAATTTTGATTGTTATAGTGGTTCAGGATTTAATTTTGGTGTTAATCCAAAACCAAATGATTGTTATACAAATGCTGCGGATCGTGAAATATTAGATAATGGGTGTTATAAGTTAGTAAATCCGCCAATTAGATCTTTATTTGGTAGAAATAACGATTTTAAGTTAGTGGGTGATTGGTTAACAAGATTTAGAATTACATTTGCATCTTGTAGAGGTATATTTGGACAAACGTTTACTAATAGTTGGGTTAATGGTAATTTATTCGCATTTACCATTCAGAACGATAGATTCTTTGATTCAAATAATAATCCGTATTCAAGATATTGTAAGGATTTAGTTGTATTACACGATGCGTCAAATACCTACTATTATAGGTCCGCACCATATAATGATACCACTAATTTATTCATAGGTAAAACACAACATCAAACTTCATGGGATTTTAATATAAACTCAACGGTACAGTCTCAAACACAGAGTGTTGGTAATCAGGCGGATTATCTATTTCCAACAACTATTATGGATTTAGGACCTAGAGAAAGTTGGATTAAAGAGGTTGTTTTGAATTTAGAATATGAAGGGTATGTTATGGACCAATTACCCGTTACTAGTTTTTCGGACACTTCTGATCTACTATCGTTATTTTTAATTTCTAGATTGATCAATAAAAACTTCTGGCAAAGAGGTAACATACAAGCGTTCTTCTCAAGAGAAGGTGACCGAGTTGATGGGGACTTTGCACAGATGTTACAAATAAATTCAATGTTTGGGGTTAATGGATTTGATTTTGATAATTATAGTGTTACAGGAACTACATCAAATCCGATTTATTTGGATGAAAATGTTATGGGTATTTTTTATACAGGAAATACCACACTTCGTGATCTAATTAGTCCTAAACGAGTTGTTAGATTACAAGACAGTAGTCGTATTATTTCTGATAATATCCCGACATATTCACAAAAAGTACCATATTATTATTGGAAAATATATAATGACGATACAGATACTGGTGTCTCTAATAATGTGATATTTGGTTTGGAAAATAACAATTGGGAACCAGCTACAACTCAGAATATATCATTAAGTGGTACTAATTTCCAAGAGTTGGATAGAATGGAAACACCATATTTCCAACCAAATCCTGATAACCCATTGACAAATCTTGGATATATTTTCAAATTAAATAATCAAGGAGGGTATGATCCGATTATTTATAATATGAACAATGATAAAATTTTGCAAGGATCTCCATTTTATTTTTACTTTGGTCTTAAAAGAGGTAAAAGTGCTATGGATAGATTTATCACAAAATATATAAAACCGGTTGAAGAATTATAATGAGAAGTATTAACATATTACAATCAGAACAAAGATTTAAGGGAGCTCCGAATAATGATTATACGGTACCAAATGAATTCAACCAAACTTTTAGGGAACTAAATGAGGGTGATAGAATAGTTGATATTAACTTAGCAACCCTTGCGGATAATGAAAGACAGAGTGGTACCGCATTTAGACCCACGTTTAAGTTATCATACATTTATGATAATAATATAATTGGGTTAGGGTTATATTCCTATTTCAAAAACAACCTATACTATGTGAATCCCGAAATTTCATTAGTTAATAATTTATGGAGTGGTTATCCCCAACATTATGAATTTGATATAATTAGAAACGACACTGATAATACGCATATAAATTATAAACCAAAACAAGCGTCAAAATACAATTGGTCTTTTTATATTTCATATCCTAATAGTTCGGTAATAAACGAGAACTTGACTTACTATTCAGGTGATACTCAAATTGATTGGAACATATCGGACGGGTTACCATTTAATGTTAGAAACTATAATTTTAATGGGTTAAACTATATTCAGTTTTTCACACCACTTAAACACGGATTAAGTACTAATGATTATGTATATCTATCAATAGATTATAATGGTAAAAAATTATTTCAGGTTTCATCGTTGGGTAATGGAACGTTCAATAGTGATGAATATATGTTTAATATTATTGATGTTGGATATACTGGTGGAACATTTAACGATGGTGTTATCGGAACATTCAAAAAAGTGATAGATCCAAACAATAGCGGTGAAACAATCTCAACATATTATATTAGAAAAAATAAAATAATATTAACACCTGATCAATTAACAGTGACAAAGGTTGGTTTTGAGGAATCATCATTCAATAAAAAATCAAAATACTTTTCAACCACATTAACACCAAATGGTGTTGCAAGAGTTGCTGTTAAAAATTTTACAAACACATATAGTGTTACGCCAAAAGATGATATAAATATTATTGGTCTAATTGATAATAATAAATTACCGATATCCGAATTACACTTAACATCTATATTCAGAGGTTATAGTGGGATTTTTAATAATCCGTTTAATGCAAATTATGGGTTAATGAGAGGTTGGGATTATAATATAAATTCAAACAACGGGGTAAATAATTGGTGGGATAAACTTAATAATAAGTGTGTTGAAACCATCCCATTAAGTTCATACACCCAAACAGATGGTGCAAATACTTATACTTTTTATTATAATACTTATTTAAGTTCTGGTGATACAATCTATGGGGATATTTGTGAATATTCAAAATATAATCAAACAGAAAGGGTTGTTTCTGAGTATTATCATAAGATATTATTTAACGAAAATGTTTTTGATTCGGAGATTGATAACACAACAAAACCAAGAGGATATTATTATAAAGTTCATACTCCTATGACAATTAGAGCGTACTCAAGTAGTATTGAGACTGGTGATAAATTAACTGCGGGACAACCTGATTATTCTTATTTTTCCGAGAAAGATCAACAATGGCGATGGAGGGATTTATATACTTACGGGTTTATTGATTCAAATGGTGTTGGTGTTGATTTTCCATTTACAAACTTTGCACATTACCCATATTCAAATATTATTTTCAGATTAGTACCTGAAGGTGGTAATTATAATACAATGACTACTATAATCCAACAACCAACATCTGACGATTGTGAATAATTTAGAATACTTAAGAACAAATATTGATCAAAATATTATAATACCATTATCTAATGATTGGGATTGGGGTGGAATTGAACAGGGTTATTTGAAGTTTGAAGAACAAATTTTGGATGAAATAATACCAACAAATGACGACTTTGAGGTTAATAGATTTGAACATTCGGAATACAATGGATCTACTGATATAAATTATAGTTTCTATTTTTACAACATTGAACAAAGTATTCCGGTTACGGCAACTACTGTTACATCCACAACGTTATGGAATAATTCATATCTTCAAAAATTCACACCTACACAAATATATTATTTTGATAAACCATTTGAGAATAGTTTTTTCAAATTGGATTTATATGACACACCGGATTCTAATAATCAAACGTTGTATTTGACAATTATTATACCAACAAGTCAGGGTAGTGTAAGCGCGTACACCTCAACCACTTTCTCACAGAATATTAAAACACCTAACTTTACATTAGATTATGTTGGTGATCAGGAAGGTTTTTATATTTATTGGTTAAAGAAAAGAGATTTTCTTAATATTGATACATTTTATATGTCTGCCAAATTTTTTGATGGTAGATTTGGTCAATTTATTAGGATGACAAATACACCACAATGTTTGATTGGTAATAATTTTAGCTTTAATAATACTGATTATTTTTATTATAAAGTTAATTTAAGTTACTCATCTCAGACCTATACGATTAGTACTTATCCCGGTGATGTAAGAACAGGTTATAGTGGATCACCGATAAAATGGTATGAATATGTAAATCCATGATACAAACTTACGACTATCAAATATCACCATTGGTATTAAACACTTTGGTTCATACTATAGATTATAGCGGAACTAACGTTGGTGTATATTCTTCTATGACACAAATGTTATCAGGAGGAACCGGAAACACAAGTTTATTTACAGGATTAACTCTACCTATATTACTAACCCAAGACGTTAATGATTTAGGATACTTCTCAACCTTTGATGGGGAATTGTCACAAATCAATATATCAAATAATTTTGTTTATAGTGCGACAACAGGATCACCATATACATTATATGTTTATAATACGTCTGATATGGAATATGTTTCTTATTTACAAGAGACAACATTCACGATAGATTGGGGAGATAATTCAGAATTAGAAGTTATTACAAAACTGGCACCCGAGTATGTTAGTCACACCTATCCAACGGCGGACACGGGTTACACAATAACAATTAAAAACACAGGACCTTTTGGTACAACATTAAATAGTAAAAAAATAGTATTACCTTTTGTTACTAATTGGAATACAGATCCTAATGGTGAAATTATTTTCACATCTAATATTGGATCTTGGAGTGCAACACCTGTATCATATGATTATATTTTTACGGGGGATAGTAATAACTCGGTATCGGAACAAGTATCTTCATCTTATGTTCCTACACCATTCTCAGTTTCAGGAACTTGTTTTAGTAATTTATTGGAATTGGAAAGGTATGGAACTACTAAGTACTTGGTAGGTGTTCCGATAATAAAAAATGGTGATGTTTTTGGTGTTGTTACTGAAATTACAGATACTTACACCGCTTACACTATACAAAATATAAATTATGTTGATTTTTCTGATGGTGAGACTAACTATTTTATTCAGAGTAGTGGTTTCACTTCTGATTTTATGGTTTCAGAACCGTTAGTAAAAGAAGAATTTTTGATAGGTATTAACGGGGAACCGACCGCATATAGTGACGTTTTTATTGATAGAGGTAAGAATTCGGCACTTGAAAGAATTGAAAGGTTGGGAGAAGTTAATAGTGTTGGGACATTAGAAAAATATGGATATAAGTTTTTCAATGTTGAAAACGTATAATAAACTATTTATGAATATAAAGAAATAAAAAAATGGCAACAGGAACATACGGAACCTTAAGACCTGCGGATGTAAGTCCTGAAGATGTTGAGATCATTCTTAATTATACACCTAGTAGGGATGCTACTGACAATTTTACTTTGAAAAAATTAGACGCAGCATCAATATTAAGACCTTATTTTAATAATGCGTCAACGGGTGGTAATACCAATGAATTATTGGGTGGATTATATAATTTAAGACTTCCGGCATCAGAATTTACAAATTTAGGAATTTACACACTATTAGTGAGACCCTTGGCGATTAGAACTAGTATAACCGATTGTGGAGTTTTATCCGCATTACCTAACGTTAAAGGGATTATTATAGACATTAGTAATGTTCCAACGGAATCAAGAAATAAATTTGTTCCACAAGGTTTGGTTGGTTTTAGAGTTGAATATCAAAATTCATATGGGAGTAAAATTCCTAACTTTTTTAGATTGATTACGTCTAATTTTTATTGTGAAGCGGTTGTTGAAAATTTGGTAAATACGACATCAAAATCTGTTAGATATAGATATGTTGATGGACAGACTAATTTAATCTTCTGCACGTTATCACCAAGTTCTACACCAACAAACAAACCAAACGCTACACCATATATTGGTCAACCAGGTCAAAACATCAATATTTCAAACACATTCTTTAATCCTGTGGTTTTGAACATTGAGGTAGTTTCAGATGATATTAGAACATTGTCAATTGCGTTGTTTGGTAATCAAACCAAGTCAATTGAGGATGGTATTTACACAATGTACGATAGTGATAATAACATATTCAGACAATATAATCTATATGAGATCAAAGATCAGTATAATAATTTATTGTTTGAAGTACGTCAAAATAGAGGCGATAATATTGATTTCAGTAAAAACTTTACAACCATAACTAATGGCTAATACTATAATTCCACCTCAAGGTAGCGGAGCAGATACCCCGTTTGATAATCTGGTTGGTGTACAACTAGTAACAGGGGGTGGTTTAACTAATGGTAACTTTGAGTTTACAACATCGGTTAGTGAAAAAGTTAACCGTCAATTTAGTATTGGATCATTCTCCGATCCAATATCGTTGGAAAATCTATCAATAGATACCATAAATCAATCTAGAGATGCGTTATCACAAGACTATCGAGTTTATCCGAATTATGATTTAAGTGAAATTACTAATTTTACACTTTATGGTTCGTTATCAAAAAGGTTAGAAGTTTCGGTAACTAAAGTGTTAAACTATTTTCCGGCAGCGTTACAACTTGATGAAACTTATTATGATTTCACAACAGGTTATACCGCTTTTGATATTTTATATGAGAGTCAAGAACAATATACCACATTTTCGGTAAATGTTGAAAGAATTAAGAATCCATTTAATATTGATTTCACAGTAAATGCTGCGGCTAACCTATTAGTTAGAGAAACCCCAGTATCTTATTTAAGAGATATAACATCTTTTTATAAAAGATATTCATTATTTTTTAGTGGTTCTGAATACCCTGTATTATTTTTCACACCATCTAATACCTCAAGTGAGGGTACCTTGTATTTTACAGTTAGTGGCAATCCGTTTTATGAGTATAGTGCAACAAGTGCGACTAGCCAAAGTTTTTATATTAAACCATCAACATATTATACTGAGATCAATTTCAAAGAACCGTTTGATGAGGTTGAACAATTTTTACTAAATAGATTATCAAATCCTATTTACACAGCGACATTCCAAGTTCCTGTACAATCAGATACAGGTGCGGTTACTGTGGTCCAACAACAAGTTACTTGGCCATTGGATGGTCCTTGGAACTTGGATATTAGAACACCTAACTTTGAAGACTATATTGCTAATCTATCAACGATAGGTATTGATTTTGATGATTACAAAACGAATTTAATTTCAAGATTTTATGTAACTGATGCTTTCAAAGAATTTGACACACAAGATCAGAAGATTGAGAGTGTTTTACAAATTTATGGACGTAGTTTTGATGATGTTAAAAAGTTTATAGACGCGTTAGCTTATATGAACTCAGTTCATTACAATATTGGTAATGATATACCTTCTCAGTTATTAAAAAATTTAGCACAAACATTAGGATTTCAAATTAACGTATCACCGATAACTAATGATGATTTCTTAAATTCTATTTTTGGTACAGGTGCTGCTCCGGTTTATTCGGGGTATTCAAGACAAATGACACCTTCGGAGTTGAATTTCCAATTCTATAGGAATTTAATCTTGAACGCGTCGTATTTGTTCAAATCAAAAGGTACAAGAAGATCTATTGAATTTATGTTAAGATTGGCGGGGGCACCTGATGCGTTAGTTGAGATTAACGAATTTATTTACTTGGCAGATCAAAAGATCAATATAAGTAATTTTGATACCCAATATCTTCAAATTGAAAGTGGTACTTACTTAAATCAATACCCATCATTAGATTCTAATTATACGTATCTTTTATTTGGTGAGACTTATACCGCATTTACAAATACCTATGAGGTGGAAACAGTAACTAGTACGAGGGCTGATTTTCCGGTGGATGATGAAGGTTATCCTAAGGCACCAACACAAACACCTGATTACTTTTTTCAAATGGGATCGGGTTGGTTTGAAAGTACTCCAAAACATAGAAGTAATGAAGTTATTGATTTAACACAATCAGTATTTACGGGTAACAACCCATCTGTCCAAACTTCATTGGCTCCATTTACTTATGGTGAGGAATATTTTGATAGATATAGAACATTCCCTTATATTGGTGGTGGTTATAGATTGACAGAATATGTTGACAATAGAAAAAGTTGGGCAGTTAATGATATTGGTTTAAGAAGAGAAACCGGTGGTGATTATAATGCTTATTACTATACACCATCAGACAAATTAGTACTTAATAGAAAAAATTTAGAGGTATTCTTGAATCCTTCACAAGGTATCGTATATGATGTTTGGTCTATGTCTAGAAGATATAACTATCCGATACCAAATTCAGGATTAACTCCACCATACCCAAGTCCTGGTGATAAAGATTGGACTTTTATAAATCCAAAACCAAAAGTTAAATCATTTTTTGAATTTGCTCAGACTTTTTGGTTTAATACGATTAACGTTAGAAATAGACAATTTATTACAGATGGTAAAACCGGAGGATATCCAACACTATCAAGCATTTTTTGGAACTGGTTAGAATCTGAAAATGTGAACATTCCTAACGATAATTTCAACTATACTAATCTTATTGACTATGTTGATAATTTAGGTCAATATTGGATACGATTAGTTGAACAAGTTGTTCCTGCTTCTACATTATGGACTACAGGTGTTAGATTTGAAAACTCTATTTTTCATAGACAGAAGTTTGTTTATAGAAGACAAAGAGGTTGTCAAATAGTTCCTATTGAGAAGACAAATTGTCCTGCTATTGGTAATTTATTTAGTTATGAGTGTATTAGTAAAACGACAACTTGTCCACTCTATCCTACTGTTACTTTTTCACAAATATTAAATGAAGTTTTGAATCAATATTTAACATCAATTGGTAAAACATTGTCTGATTGTGTTTCTAATTCATTATTTGCTACTTGGTATTTAGTTATGGAATATAATAATACTGAAATTTATAATGAAAGTTTTTATACAAGTGCTGGTATTACATCAGTACCGACTAATACTATTTGGAATTCAGCAATAATTAGTGGTTTGGATATGATTTATCAAGATGGATTTAATTATTCTATTAGTGATGATACAATTACTATAAAAAGAGTTACTTGTAATGATGAAGATATTACATTTAACATAAACATAGCGATAGATTTGAATATAAGTTGTAACTAATGGCGGCATTTGGATATAATATATTTTTAACGGGGGATTGTAGTAATACCTGTTCAGGTGCGGTTAGACTAACCGCAAGTGGTGGTACTCCACCATATTATTTTGATTGGGGTAATTGTATATATGATGATTTTAGAACGGGATTGTGTGCGGGTAATTATGATGTTAGGGTTAATGATAGTACTTCACCTGTAAATAATGAATTTACTATAGGTATATACGTATCATCAGGTTTTTGTTTAACAATAACTTCATTATCAGGGACATCTTGCGGTGGTGATAATGGTTCTGTTACCATTACTGGAAATTCTTATACTAGTGATGTTACATATTACTTAAAAGATTTAACTAATAATGTTATAAATTCAAACTCAAGTAGCTTTGCAACAACAACATTTAATAACATTCCTCAAGGGATTTATTATATTGATGCGGTTGACGGTGGTGGTTGTAGTGCTAGTACTGAGACATTTGTTATTTCATCATCAACAGCTGTTAATTTTGGATTTTATGTGGTAAATACTACAAGTTGTGATACAACATTTGGTCGTCTATATATAACAGGAATAACGGGAACCGCACCATTTACTTATAATTGGAGTAATGGTAGTTCTCAATCATATATTACAGGATTAACTGCGGGTAGTTACAGTGTTACTGCAACATCTTTTAATGGTTGTTCTGTGGTTAAAAATGCAACGGTTGGAGTACAACCACAATTAAGTTTAGGTGGATGGAATGTGGTACAACCTTCTTGTTTTGCAAGTGACGGGATTGCAACATTAACAATTAGTGGAGGTACAGGACCATATTACTACTCTTCAAGTACAGGTGTTGTTGTATGTTCGTATTTAACCTCATATACTTTTGAAGACATACCAAATGGTATATTTTCAGTCTATGTTCAAGATGGTTCATTGTGTAATGCAACATTTTCAACCCCATTACAAGCACCAGGAACGATAAATAGTGTTACGATTTTACCGACTAATTCAAGTTGTGGTAATAATAACGGATCCGTTAATTTATCAATAGTTGGTGGTACTCCACCATACACATATAGATTGTCCGCGGGAACAACACTAATAAGTGCAACAACAACATTCTCAACATCAGTAACTTATGATAGTTTAGGTTCAGGTAATTATACTGCTCGTATAATAGATACAACTAGTTGTTCATATAGTGATACGTTTACGATCACAAATACACAACCATTTTCATCTACCACTAGTGTAACGGCAACGACTTGTGGTTATGCTAATGGATATGTTTTGGTTACTAAAACATCTGGAGGTACACCACCATATGATTATAGAATAACAAATGATAATTTCACACAATCATTTCTAAATCAATCAACATCTGCGGTTACTTTCAATGGAATACCTGATGGGTATTATACAGTTAGTATTTCTGATGATGATGGGTGTACAATAAACCGATATGCTGTAGTATCAACATCAAATAATTTGAATTATTTCTTGTACCCTACAAATTGTGGTACAGGATCTAATGGGGGTATTGATCTATATATTAGTTCAGGTGTTCCGCCATTTACGGTTCAGTGGTCTTCTAATTGTAGTGGTAAAACAGGAACCACAAAATTTGAGGTTACGGGTTTAACTGCGGGTACTTATTCCGTTTTAGTTACCGATGCTAGTGGATGTAGTCAAACACAAACCACCACAATCACATGTAGGTCTACAAATACTTCTGCAATAACATACAACTATTGTAGTGGTGTTATGACAAAAACAGGTGGATCTAAGTTAGGTATTGATATTATGACGTATGAGGGTTACAGTGGAGTAACCGATGGATATTCGGGGTGTGTTTTATCCTCTATGTATTACACTGTTGAGGTTGTTGTGGATACAACTACAGGATCAACAGTTGCTTATTACTCAACAAGTCTCACTGATATTATGCCTGATAATGTATATTTTGCAACGGTTAGAAACTTATTATTTAATAATCCTGACATATCAGACGTTACTATTGATGAAACTACGGGTGAGATTACAGTTAAATCAGATAAAAATGATAATTTATTAGGTAAAAACTTTGATGTTAATTTATCTATCAATTTTAATGTTAATTGTAATTTTTAATGGCAAATATAACAATTAGTAGTGTTACAGGATTATTACCGGCAAGTGTTTATGTTGCGGATGAATTTGGTGAAAATTCACAGTACGTTGGACAATTGACGGGAACACCACAAACTTTCTCAGTTACTGGTTGTCCTGTAAATACTGCGTTTCTTGTTGTTACAATTGTTAATGGTGCAGGTAATCAACAAATACAAATTGTTCAGTGTTCTGATTTGATACCAACACCAACAGTAACTCCTACAAAAACATTAACACCAACAGTAACTCCTACAAAAACATTAACACCAAGTGTTACTCCTACGATAACACGAACACCGGTCACACCAAGTGTTACACCAACTTATACACCAACACCGTCAGTAACTTCAACACCGTGTCCACCACCTGACTTTGCTTATTTGTTTATTGAACCTGTAAGTGCGTCCACATCAATTTACAATTGGATGAATAGTCAGAGTCAAACTTGGTACGGATTCAACTTTAGTAATCCAACACAAAACCAAACAACATTTAATACTCAATTTAATACTTATGTTAGCTTCAGTGGTTGGACTGCGGGTACAATGCCAGCGGTTAGAACACAAACAATACCACAAGTCAGTGGAGGTTTTGACGCTTATGGTAACGAAATTTTTGCGTATAATTTTACAACACATAGAGTACCTTCGGGAACAGGTCCTACAGGGTCTCAATATGCTTGGTACACTTGGGTAATTCCACCAAATGCCACAAATAATCTAAAACAAACTCAAATTGGATTTAATTATCAATCGGATCCATTAAGTTTAGTTGTTGCGAATATGGAAAATACTGTGTATGACTACACTTTTAACTATACTGGTAATACAATTCCTAAAGGGATTTACAGAGTTTATACAACTTCTCGTCAACCCCACTTTAGATTAAATAACAATTTAGATATTTATTTTAAAGGTATTACAGTATCGTAAAAAATGGCATACAATTATAAGAATCCTATATCACCCGTTCAGTTATCTGGACCAAATTCTGTACCGTCAAATTCTGATTTCGGAAGTAATTATTCCGTTCTTGCAGTTGGTGGTTATATGGAGGTTTGGTCGCACCAAGACCTGAGATTTATTATTCCACCGGGGAATGTCGGACCCGTATTATCAACCGCAAACACAATACCTATTTCAATGGCAACAGCACCAAATGGTGATGCTTGGTTGAATTTAGAACGTGATGGAATTTCTTCGGGTAGAAGAAAATTAGGGATGTTGGTTTATGTAATTACTGCAACAACATTATATCAGTATCAAATACCAAATTATCAAACATTATTTCAAAGTGCAACAACTGATGGTTCGTTAGTTCAAACATCAACAGGTTATATTTTAGATAATCAAACAGTTGGTGGTCAAAATTTAATGACATATTGGACAGGATCAACCATTGAAGATGTTGATTCGGTTTCACCAAGTATTGCGAATTGGAAAGTTTTTAGAACAGATACTTCAGGAAGTACTCTAAATTATTATGTTTCAGCAACTACACCGAATGTTGTTATACATAATAATGGTGACAGATGGTTTAATACAACTATTGGTAGTGAATTTGTTTGGATTTATGACCAGGATGGTGGTCAATGGATTGAACTCGCATCAGGTGGTGGTGGAGGTGGAGGAGGTTCCGGTGTTAATATCTATAATAGTAATGGTATTTTACTTGGTAATCGTGTTGTTGATTTAGGGTCATATACCTTAAAATTCACAGGTGGATCAACGACGTTTTCTGCGGCGGCAGATCCGTTATTTTTGGAAGGGGTTCAAGAATCAACAATTAACACAAAATATTTAACAATTGCTAATGCGGATGGTAAGGTTGAGTGGCAACCGGATCAACACACTACAGGTGCAACATATGTTGATGGTACATTATATCTCTATGATAATCGAGGTCAGATTGTTAGTGTCCAATTAGTAGGGTCACCAACACCTACACCAACAAATACGGTTACACCTTCAGTTACTAGAACACCAACACCAACAAAAAGTATTACTCCGACACCAACAATAACTCCGACATTAACACCGAGTGTTACGGTTACACCTACAGTAACGAGGACTTTAACACCTACTCCTACAATTACTAGAACACCTACTTCAACACCACCTATCCAATATAAAGCTTACTTATTTATGGAACCTAATGATGGTACGATATTAACTAATATACAAAATTATATTTCTGCAAATTCAGGATATGGACTATGGTATAATTTTAATAATTACCCAACTGTGGATACTAGTATTTCAGGTGTTAGGACTAATCTTTCATATTATGCTTTATTTTCAGGATGGACAGCATCTACGGGTGTGTTAAGACAACCATTGACAAAAAATATGTGTAAAACATCTAGTGGATGTGCGGATTCAACGGGTAGTGTCCAAGGGTTAAGTGCAACAATTACAAAATATGGTGTTCCAACCTTTACGGTAAGTACATCAGATAACGATCCGAATTATAGTTATTCATATACTATTTGGGTGGACAACGAAATTTTTGTTAATGATTCTGTAACACCATCTTCGGTTAACGGTGCGTCAAAAATAGATGGTATCGTAAACAATCCTTTAATTATGGATAGTGCTTGTTTTAGTAATGTCATTACTGTTCCATCAGGTGGTATATTACCGGCAGGTGATTACAGAGTTTATTGGACAGGTAGTCCGTTTTGGCAAACTAAACCATCTTCAACACCTAGAACACAAACATATTATTTCCAAATAAACCAAGTAACAATATAATATAATGAGTTTTCAATATAGAAATCCAATAACATCAGTACAATTAACAGGACCGGATTCGGTTGCTAGTAATGTAACTTATGGTACAAACTTTTCAGTTCTCAGTATTGGTGGTTATATGGAGGTTTGGAATATTGATGATTTGAATTTTTATTCTGCGGGTACAGGTACCATACAATCAACTGCAAATACTATACCAATACAATTCGTTAATTCAACAACTAAACAAATTGTATTAAATAAAGATGGAATATCATCAGGTCGTAGAAGACTTGGTATGTTGGTTTATGTTTATGAAACCGATACTGTATATCAGTATGTTATTCCAAATTATGAGACATTATATAATAACGCAAGTGCGGTAACGGTATCGAGTAATTACTCAATAAGTGTTCTTGGTGCGACAACTGAAGGATTAGATTTTATTAACGCTTGGTTAGATTCTTCAGTTGAAGGGTATGGTGGTGCAACGAGAGAAACCGCCAGATGGAAAATATTTTGGGGTACTGATTGGCAAGTTACTTCAGGTACCTATACCTTGTCTTCGGCAACAATATCACTTAATACTAATTCAGGATCGCCGATAACAATTACCGGTGTTACTAATTTATATAATTCAAATGGGACATTGCTGGGTAATAGATCTGTTAATTTAAGTGGTAATAGTCTTACGTTTAGTGGTGGTCAAACCATCTTCTCAGGTAATAGTCCAATTAAACTATCCGGTGTTAGTGCTAGTTCTACAGTTGTTGGATCTAAATATCTTACTTTAGAGGATGATGGGACTGTAACATTTCAAACAACAACAGTTAGTAGTTCATATCAGATACAAATTCCTGCAAGTACAACGAACATTAGATTATTCTCAACACCGGCAGGGGTGGAGTCTTTTGTTAGTTTTACTGGTGTTTCAGGGACATCAGTTGTTAGAAATAGTGTTAGTGGTTTAACATTTTCATCGGCAACAATTTATAATTCGGATGGTGTTTTATTTTCCAACCGAATTGTTGGTCTTAATGGTAATACGTTAAGATTTAGTGACGGACAAACCACATTTTCAAATAGTGTTTCTGCGGTTACAATATCTGCGGTTACAGACCCTTTAATTGTTAAAGGGGTTCAACAAGGATCAAGTGATGTTAAATATCTAACAATTGATGATGATGGTATTGTACATCATCAAGCGGACGTTAAAGTAACTGGTGGTACCTACTCAAATGGTACAATTACTTTTACAAATAATTTAGGTCAAACGTTTAATGTTACAGGGTTATTTTCGGGTAGTACGGATGTATTTGTTACGGGTGCAACATATTCAAACAACACATTTACATTTAGGAATAACACGGGTGGTACCTTTAGTGTTTTATTTAACACTTTAACAGGATTAACTGTTAATGGTTCATTATCTGCAACAACAATTTCTGCGACAACTATTTCAGCAACAACGTATCAAAATTTACCAACAGATATTAGAGTTACTGGTGGTACATACTCAAACGGAGTTGCAACATTTACTAACAATACGGGTGGTACTTTTAATGTTAGTGGGTTTTTTACGGGTGGTACGGATGTTTTTGTAACAGGTGCGACATATTCTAATAATACCTTTACATATACCAATAACACAGGAGGAACTTTCAGTGTGATATTTAACACGGTAACGGGACTAACTGTTAATGGTGGGTTATCGGCAAATACGATATCGGCAACAACTTATTTGAACTTACCTTCAGATGTCAATGTAACGGGAGCAACATACTCAAGTAATACTTTCACATTTACAAATAGTACAGGTGGGTCATTCAGTGTATTATTTAATACTGTTACAGGACTAACGGTTAATGGTGGCTTAACGGCTAATACAATATCTGCAACAACCTATTTGAACTTACCAACGGATGTTAATGTGACCGGTGCAACATACTCAAGTAATACTTTCACATTTACAAATAGTACAGGTGGATCATTCAGTGTATTATTTAATACTGTTACAGGATTAACAGCCAATACTATATCGGCAACAACTTATCAAAACTTACCAACGGATATTACTATAACCGGCGCTACATATTCAAGTAATACCTTTACATTTACCAATAACACGGGTGGTACTTTTGGAGTGTCGTTTAATTCTGTCACGGGATTAACAGTGAATGGTGGTTTAACTGCTAATACTATATCCGCAACAACATACTTAAATTTACCATCACAGAATTCTGAAAATTATACGTTATCTGTTGATCAGAGTAGTACTACTATAAGACTTTCAGGATCTTCAGGTACAACCTCAGTGGTTAATATCAGTGGGAGTAGTGGTGTTACTGTTAGTAGGGTTAACTCTAGCGGATTAACCATATCAGCTAAAACCATTTATACTGAAGATGGTGTTTTAAGTTCTAATAGAACTATAAATCAAGATGGAAAAACGATTAGTTTTGTTGGACCAAATAGTGGCTTCACAATTTCTGCACAAACACAAGACCCGTTAATCCTTAAAAATGTTGTACAAGGTGATAATAACACAAAATATTTAACAATTGATGATAATGGGGTTATTAGACATCAAATTGACGTTAGAGTTACCGGCGCGACATACCAAGACGGAGAATTGATTTTTACAAATAATTCAGGTGGGACATTCAGTGTTTTATTGTTTCCAACACCTACAAATAGTCCTACACCAACAATTACACCTACGAATACTGTAACACCAACGGTAACTAGAACAATGACACCAACACCATCTATTACTCCAAGTATTACTCCGACTTTGACACCAACCGCAACTATAACACCAACACCGACAATAACTCCGACATTAACCAGAACTCCAACAGTGACACCTTCAATAACACCATCAACTTCAGAACCTTTGAGACCTGCGGTTATTTTTGTTGAAACCGCTAATGACAATCAAAATAACGCTGGTGATCTATATCGTTGGATGTCAGATGGAGGATTTTCAACATGGGTTACATTCAGTAATAATGGTGTAACAACAACAGGATTTAATGATGCTGCGGCAAATAGATATATGGATTGGTCAGGATTTACAAATAATAGAGGTAATGGATCAACGGCATACACTAGCACTATTTCTCAGAGTAGTAGTGGTACGGATAGTCAAGGAAATGCTAATACAATTTATGTATTTCAAACTGTAAAGTTTCCACAGAATAATATTTATAATGGAAACGCGGCAACATATGTTGCGTTTGTACCAACAAGGAGAATGAATAACGACGCAGTACAATATACTAAATTAGGATACGGAATTGGTTCAGCATCAAATGCCGTGACAAATCAAACCGATGTGGTATCAGGATATAATTCTGTTTTAATAAATTACACGGGGAATACTTGGACACAAGGTAATTACCGAGCGTATTTAACAACTTCTTTGTTGTCAATATCAGATCAATTTAATAATGATGTTTATGCTAGAGGAGGAGCGGTTGCCTAATGTTTAATTATAGAAATCCAATAGGTGCTTCCGTAATCACAATACCTGAAAGTATTGGTACCTTAACAAATCCGTTAGGTACTAATTTTAGTGTTTATAATATTGGTGGTTATATGGAAGTTTGGTCAGTTTCTGATCTAAATTTTAGTGCATCGTCTTCATCAGGGTTTGTTCAGTTATCGGCAAACACTATACCACCATACATCAATAAACAAGTTAATGGTAATGTACAAGCGTATCTTTGGAGTGATGGTGTATCAAGTGGTAGAAGAAGAATTGGTCAATTAGTTTATGTACATCAAACAGATCAGGTTTATCAATTTGTAGTCCCTAATTATGAAACGTTGTGGAATAATGCGGAAAACGAAGGGTCTATACAGTTTTCTGCACCATATTACATTGTAACATCATCACCATCAAACCCCAATGGTACTTTATTGGTCAATTCTTGGACCGCGTCAACAGTTGAGGGACAAAGTGGTGTAACTAGAGATAATGCAAGATGGAGAATATTTTGGGGAACTGATTGGCAAGTTACAGGCGGATCATATACTGTAAGTTCTGCAACCCTTAATTTGTTCTCAAATTCAGGTAATACCGTCCAAATTACGGGTGTTACTAATTTTTACAATTCAAATGGGTCTTTGTATTCAAACAGAAGTGTAAATCTTTCAGGATATACTCTAACGTTTAGCGGAGGACAAACAATATTTTCAGGAAGTAATCCCGTTGTTATATCGGGGTTATCTCAAGGGGGTGGTAATTATCTAACCATAGATAGTAGTGGTATTGTAAGATTTACCGGAGTTACTCCAGGTGGTAGTGTAAACATTTACAACTCAGATGGATCATTAACATCTAACAGGAATGTTAGTTTAGGTTCTTTTACATTAAATTTTAGTGGTAATCAAACGTCCTTTGTTAGTAATACAACACCTTTATTTGTTTCCGCAACAACAAATCCTCTAAGGATTAGTGGTGTTAGCATTGGATCATCTTCAAATAAAATATTAGTCATTGATGATAGTGGTTTTGTAAAATTCATTAACAGCATAAGTACGGAATCGTTTATTCTAACAGTACCTGTTAATACTACGAATATCACTTATTCAGGGAATAGTGGGACGACATCATCTGTTAATCTAAGTGGTACAAGTGGGGTTACCGTTTTTAGAAGTAGTTCTACTGGATTAACAATATCCGCACAAACATTATATACATCAGACGGAACACTTTTATCAAATAGGAATGTAAACCTAAATGGTAATATTTTAATATTAAATGGTGGTGCAGTATCAATAACAGGTAGTAATTCATCACTAAGAGTAAATCCTGATTTTGATGTACCAAATAGTACATCTAGAATATTATTTGTTAATCCTTCTGATCCGACAAGAACTGTTAAATACGCCACAGGTGTTACACTATCTACTAATTTTTTATTGTCAAATGATAACGGTGGTATAAATCCTGTTCTAAAATATTCTGTAGGTACTACAATTTACCCATTACTTTTCAGTGGGGTTAGTGGTACTAATATTAATTTTATAAACTCTTCAGGACTTAGTATTAGTTCTCAAACTTTGTATAATTCTGATGGAACTATTAGTAGTGATAGAAATGTTAATATTACTTCAGGTAATAAATTAAATTTCATATCACAGAGTTCTGGTGTTACTATTTCGGCGCAAACACAGGATCCCATAATACTTAAAAATGTTATTGAGTCAACGGGTAATACAAAATATCTTACTATTGATGATGGTGGTGTTGTTAGACATCAGTTAGACGTTAGGGTTACCGGTGGTACTTACAACGATGGTACATTAACCTTTACAAACAACATCGGAGGAACTTTTCAAGTAGTGTTATTTCCAACACCAACAAATAGTCCTACACCAACAATTACACCCACAAATACTGTAACACCTACAGTAACCAGAACAATGACACCAACACCATCAATAACGCCATCCATAGCACCAACTACTACACCAACTACTACACCAACAGTAACACCAACTATTACTCCAACAGTAACACCAACTAATAGTGTTACACCAACATTAACAAAATCACCAACACCTACACGTACTGTTACTAAAACACCTGGTGCTTCACCGGATCCGACTAGAACACCAACAGTAACACCTACAGTTACTCAAACGCCACCAACACTTCAATACGCTTATGTTTTTGGTGAGCCTACAGATTCAACATCTGCGTTAGATATGTACAATTATATGAATGGTTTAGGTTTGGATTGGTTTGGATTTAATATTAGTAATGTTCCATCAAGTAATTATTCAAATAATTTATCATCATATGCTGAGTATTCTGGGTTTGTTAATGGTAGTGGAAATTTCATACAACCAATTCAGACTCAGATTTGTCAACTGGTTGGTGGTTGTACAGATAATAATGGATGTTCTGTTCCTAGATATTCATTTTACACGGTTGAAGTACCAACAGGTGTTGGAAATACTAATATAACATATGTATATACTATATGGGTACCTAAAAACGCGGTAGGAGGTTCAATCTCAAGTGCTCAAGTTGGTGTTAGTTTCCCATCAGTTCCTTGTAGTACTGATGTTATATCAACGGTTGATAGTGGGTTGATAGTTCAGGAAATAACTATAAATTCAGGATCAGCATCAATCCCTGATGGTGTGTATTATGTATATTCTACCGGTGGTGTTGGTACAAATTTCGCATTACCGACCTCACCACCAAGATCATCCTCTATTTATTTTAGAGGTATTTCTAAAACTTAAAGATTATTATGAGTTTAAATTATATAAATCCAATTACATCCGCACAATTAACAGGTGCTGAAACAGTTGCAAGAACTGCGGTTTTCGGTGGGACATTTAGTGTTAGTAATATTGGTGGGTATATGGAAGTATATAGACTTTCAGACTTAGAATATTCGTTAGTTGGATCTGCGGGTAGTACTGTAGAATATTCTGGTAATACAATACCTATACAATTTAAATTACCACTAGGTCCTATACCACCTGTATTAACATTAAATTCTGATAATATATCTTCGGGTAGACGAAGATTAGGTATGTTAGTTTACGTATATGAAAATGATACGGTATATCAATATACCATACCTAATTATGATTCTCTTTGGGATGCGGCTACAGCATCTACGGGTACCATATCTATTAGTCAATATCAAACAACAGTTAACGGTAATAGTTCGGCTGGTTTGAATTTTATAAGTGCGTGGACAGGATCAACAATTGAAGGTTACAATGGTGTAACTCGAGAAAATGCAAGATGGAGAATATTTTGGGGTACCGATTGGCAAGTAACGGGTGGATCATATAGTGTAAGCTCGGCAACCCTTAACCTATTTTCAAATTCGGGTAATACGGTACAAATTACAGGAGTTACTAATTTTTACAATTCAAACGGATCTCTATATTCAAATAGAAGTGTAAATCTTTCAGGATATACTCTAACATTTAGTGGGGGACAAACAATATTTTCAGGAGATAGTCCAATAAAACTTTCAGGAATAACACAGGGTGGTGTTAATTATTTAACCATTGATAGTGATGGTACTGTTAAATTCACAGGTGCGTCATCTGGTGGTGTTAATATATACAATTCTGATGGATCATTAACGTCTAATAGAAATGTTACTTTAGGACCATATACCTTAAATTTTAGTGGTAATCAAACTTCATTTATAAATAATACTACACCTTTATTTGTTTCAGCAACAACAAATCCTCTAAGGATTAGTGGTGTTAGCATTGGATCTACATCTAATAAGATACTAGTTATAGACGATAGTGGATTTGTTAAATTTATAAACAATATAAACACTGAATCTTTCACTTTAACAGTGCCTGTTAATACTACGAATATTACTTATTCAGGAAATAGCGGAACCACTTCGGCGGTTAGTATAAGTGGTACAAGTGGGGTTACCGTTGTTAGAAGTAGTTCTACTGGATTAACAATATCTACACAAACATTATACACATCAGATGGAACATTATCGTCAAGTAGGAATGTAAATCTTAATAATAATAATTTATCATTAAGTGGTGGTCCTGTGTCTATTACGGGAACTAATGCATCACTAAGAATTACACCATCAATTGGAACACCTAATCAGACCTCAAGATTTTTATTTACAACACCTACAGATCCTACTGTTAGATATTTTACAGGTTTAACATTTGATACTAATTTTACATTATCTAATGATAATGGTGGTATAAATCCGGTTATCAGATATAGTGTCGGTGCAACGAATTATCCAATAACTGTTAGTGGTTTTAATGGTACGAGTGTTCTATTTAATTCAACAACACAATTAAGTATATCATCATCAACATTATACAATTCAAATGGAACGTTAAGTGAAAATAGGAGAGTAAATCTTAATGGTAATACAATATCATTTACCGGAGGTTCTGTTTCATTATCCTCAGTAACGATAAATGGCCTATCAAATACTCAATCATTAACAAGATTTATTGTCAGTGATTCAAACGGGTTTTTAAGTTTTAGAACAGGTGTGACACAAAATATGGTCACAGGTGCCACATATAACTCAGGTATAGGTATTTTACAATTAAATGGTCCTGACTCGTATTCTTATAATGTGACAGATGCGTTTGATTATATTACCGCAGTTACATTAACTAATAATATAATTAAAACTAAAAATAATTTCACACTACAACCTGAAGTTACTGTTGGAACAATAAATGCCGCGACGGGTGGAACCTATAATTCAAACACAGGTGTTATTACCTTGTTAGGTAGTGGTGTGTTAGGAACTATTAGTGGAATTACGGCAGGAACAAGTAGTTCGGGTACTTTAACGGGTGTGACTTATACGGCATCTACGGGAACTTTATTTTTAGGGGTTGCAAACTCATCACCGGTTGCGGTAAATCAAACTTGGTCATACTTAAGTGGGGTTACCTCAACGGGGAATACATTAACTCTGAGAAATAATTTGGGATCATCAACTGCGGTTACAATAAATGCTGCAACAGGAGGGTCATATTCAAATGGTGTTATCACATTAAGTGGTAGTGGTTCATTATCTAATATTACTGGTTTACCTACAGGAACAACAGGTGGTGCGGGAACAATAAACTTTGTTCCTTTATGGACTGCGACAACATCATTAGGTGATTCCGTAATTCAACAAAATAGTGGTAATATTGGAGTCGGTACGGTTCCTGGTCGTAAGTTTGATGTTAATGGTGATGTTAGTATTAGAGGTAATTTATATTTCACAAGTACAACTAATACTATAAATTACAATAACAGTCCAAAGATTACGTTTGATAAAGGTAGTGCTAATCCTACTGTTTTAATTGGTAATACTGTCGGTGGTACATTAAATCCGTCATTAACACGAAATGTTTTTATTGGTAATCAAATTGGTTTAGGGTTAACCGGCAATTCAAATACCAATTTAATTATTGGTAGTGAAATATTAAAAACTAATTTTAGTTCTGCGGTTGAAAATAATATAATACTTGGTTCTTATTTGTTGGATGATTTAAGTAATGGTTCTAATAATAATATCATACTTGCTAACACTTCATTAAATAACGTCACAACTATTGGTAATAACAATGTTATATTAGGTAATAATATTGCTACAACAGCAACAACACTTGGTGGTGAAATGATTTTAATTGGTAATAATACAGGTAAAAACTTATCATCAGGTTCTAATAGTATTATTTTAGGAGGGACACAATTTTTAGAAAACTCAAGTTCAACTAATGATGTTATATTGGGATCGTCAAATAGTCCTGCTGCATTTTCATCAAATAATAACGTTGTTATTGGTAATAGTAATTTGTCAGGAATTGGTGAACCTGTTGAAATTATTACGATAGGTTCAAACTCGTTAAGTTCTCCAAATTTGAGTGAAATTATTAATATAGGAAATAATTTTAATAATGGTGGTTCGGGTACCTTGGATAATGTGATTAACATAGGTAACTTAAATAGTGGTGGTGGTGAAGGATCGATCAATGCAATAACTATAGGTAATAATATTTTAAGAAATGCTACTGAGAATAATGATTCTGTTATTATTGGACACGAAAGTTATACGAATGTCAATACTATAATAAATGGTGTGACATCAATTGGTAATAATGTATTATCTAATGTAATTTCAACCTATAATTTCTTAACTATTGGTAATGATATTTTAACAACCCTTAATACTGACTATAGAAATCTAAGTGTATATGATGTCCTGATGATTGGTAATAATGTATTGTCAGGTATAACTAACACCGTTAGGGACTCATTGATTATAGGAAATAATGTGGGTGGTAATGTAATAACTGAATTTAATAATAGTATTATTATAGGTTCTCAAGTTAGGTCAACTATGACATCATCATCTGAAAATATTTATATTGGTAATTTTGGTGGTGAATTTAAGGGTGATAATGGTAATGTTGGGTTAGGTAATAGGGTTTTCTATAGCTCAAGTTCAGGGTCAACTAATAACGTGGCGATAGGTCACGATTCAATGTATTATATTGATGATTCTAAATATAATACGGTTATGGGTATTAACTCAATGTACCGAGCAGTTGGATCAAGTGGTAATACTGTTATTGGTTATAATTCTGGTTATAATTTAGGTAATTCAGGACCATCTAATAATAATATACTCATAGGTAGAAATACTTTTTCAGGTGAATATAATTCAAATAGTGATAATAACGTAATTATTGGTAACTACGCGGGACCTTTAGCTAGTATTAATTCTGTATTTTGGTTGGCAAACTTCTCAGGAACCCCTATGTTATATGGTACGTTCTCAGCATCAACAAGTAGATCTTATCACACATTAGGTATCAACACAACAAGTTGGAGTGGTAATGGTGTTTTTGAAGTTTATGATCCGGCAAATAGTGGAACCTCAATTTGGGCTCAAACCGATATCGTTGCGTTTTCTGATGAAAGAGTTAAGACAAAAATAGAAAAGATTGAAAACGCATTAGAAAAAGTAATGAAACTTAATGGTGTTACTTTTGAAAGGTTGGATGTTGAAAAAGGAAGAAGAATGGCTGGTGTTATTGCACAAGAGGTTGAAAAAGTTTTACCCGAAGTTGTTTATGAAAATTTAGATGGTATGAAATCAGTTGCCTATGGAAACTTAATATCTTTATTGATTGAGTCTGTGAAAGAATTGAAGTTGATGATAGATAATAAATAAAGGGGGTACTGATAAATGTCGTTTTTATTTTTTAATGTTGTTGATTGTTGTACGAATACTCAATACACTTGGTTAGCACCGAACGCGGTACAATCCCAAGGACAAACGTATTTAATAGGATCGTATTACTACACTAGAACGACAAATGGAGGAACACCATTTAATAAATGTTTTAGATTAGTATCAATATCACCAACATCTGTAGGTACGTTATTAACATATGTTGGACCTGAAACCCCCGGTAGTAGTATTAGTTATACTGATTGTGCTAGTTGTACCGGAGCACACCCCTGTGTTGATCCAAGTCCGACACCAACACCTACAGTAACACCCACAATTACCCCAACGGCAACAAAAACCCCTACACCAACACCTACAATAACACCTACAACATCACCATTTGTTTATTTTCAAATACAAGAGTGTGGTGGTGTTAATTTTTATCAAGTAAGAGATACGAGTGGAACCCCATATCCTGTAGGAGACACACTCTATTATATGGTTATTAACCTTAATGAAGGTGGTGCGGTATCGGGGTATTATAAAGTCGTTACTAATCAAAATTTAGGACCAAAAGGTGTTATCCAAAGTGCGGTTGCGGATATTAGGACTTGCTCACAATATAGTGCAACAATACAATTATGTTGTTCACCATTTACTAAATTTAGTATTACTTTTGGTGAAAGTGGTACAAATCCTTTTAGTGTTGGTGACATCACATATATGACTACAACTTGTTTTACTAGTTGTGTTACTATTATTGCTGATGAAATTGTTGAAAATCAGTGTGGTTATATATCACATTCAGGATTTTACGATGTTTGTAGTGATCCTATTGAAGGTTCTGGTTGTGTTCAGGCACATCCTTGTGCGGTTTCACCAACACCAACAAGGACCTCAACTCCAACACCCACACCAACAACCACAAGAACACCAGTACCTTCACCACCGGTTTCACCAACACCAACTAGGACACCAACAACAACTAAAACACCAACACCGACAACTACATCTACAATTACACCCACGATAACACCAACAAAAGTTTATACGACTTGGGTTTCATGTTGTGGGGATGAGACGATAACGGTTGAGGGTGTTTTTTGGAAAGACTCAAGGGGAATTGGTTTACCTAATCCTGTTGTTGGTGAGGTTTGGGTATTGTTTTTTTCCGATGGGACCTTTAATTGTTATTATTTAAGTTCATATTCAAATAGTGGTAATTTGAAAACAGTTATTGCTGGTGATACATATGGTGTTGGTTTTTGTAGTTCTTGTTTAACTTTTAATAATATTATATGTCCATCACCAACACCAACAATTACGCCAACAAATACAGTAACACCGACTAGAACTCCAACAGTAACACCGACTAGAACTCCAACTGTTACACCGACTAGAACTCCAACTGTAACACCGACTAGAACTCCACCCCCTTCACCACCGGCATCACCTTCACCGACTCCGACTAAGACGGTAACACCAACTATTACACCAACTATTACACCAACAAATAGTCCAACTATAACTCCTACAAATAGTAGAACCGCCACTATAACACCAACTATAACACCGACTAGAACTCCGACAAATAGTGTTACACCTACTATTACACCAAGTATTACACCTACAACAACACCAACGATTACTCCTACACGTACAGCAACACCAACTAGAACACCGAACCCTTCACCACCTGCGTCACCATCAGTGACACCAACCAATACTATAACCCCTACGATTACACCGACAACAACATCAACGATTACTCCTACTATAACACCAACCATAACACCGACACGAACATCTACTATAACACCTACAAAAACCCCAACACCAACTACAACACCAACCCCAACACCAACGATAACACCTACGATCACTCCGACAATTACACCAACTATAACTAGAACTCCTGACCCTACACCTCCTGTAACACCTAGTGTTACTCCTACGAATACGCCAACAAAGACCGTAACACCAACTAATACTGTAACACCAACAATAACACCTACCGTTACTCCAAGTATCACTCCAACTACAACACCAACAAATACTATTACCCCAAGTGTTACCCCTACCATAACACCTACAAATACTCCTACTCAGACATCAACCCCTACGATAACACCAACAACAACACCTACAAATACTCCGACAATTACTCCATCAGTAACGCCTACAATAACGGTTACACCAACGATAACTCAAACTCCCGGTGCTAGTCCCACATCTACACCAACTATAACACCGACAAGAACTATAACACCAAGTACTACACCTACAAATACTAATACTCCAACACGAACCTTAACCCCAACTAATACTCCAACTAATACCCCAACTAATACCCCAACTAATACTCCAACATCAATACCTGCAAATACTCTTAATTATTTATATGTTAGTCCATTTATTGATAGGAATGATGGTGTTTTAGCGGATATTGAATTAGTTAATTTTGGTAGTGGATATACAACTCCTTTTGTTTCGGCAACAACAATTGTCGGTGGTAGTGGAACTGGTGGTAGAATTATATTAAATGTGGATACCGGTACTACAAGGGCGGTTGGTACCTTCATATACAATAGGGGAAATAACTACTCAAACACTATATCAGTTACATTTCCAACACCACTGGGGGGTACTGCGGCACAAGTAAATGTTTATGCTAACCAAAAACAAGCTATTTTAGGATATCCTGTATATGAAAATCAATTATTACAATTATGTAGTAATAATGGAATCAATGCTTTGATATTCTACGATTTGAATTTTATGGATTGGGCGACAAATGGTTCAGGAACAACATCAGCACCGGGTAAAACTATGTTAAAGAATTTCATAGAAAAGGCGAGATTGTCGGGTATTACTCACATTTCTGCGGCGAGGGGTTGGGAAACTACTGGAAATTCACAAACTCAAATTAATCAGATAAGAGATTACCATTCTTGGGCAACAACAAGTGGTTTTACAAATGGTTACTTTGATAGTATCACAACTGAAATTGAATGGTGGACAACATCAGATAGAGCTGTTTTTGATTCTGTAGTATATGGTGTGAATTATGCAAAATCGACATTAACCTCACCATCAGTACAAGTAAATGTCTACTTAGGTAAGGGAAATTACTATTATGGAACTGACCCAACAAGCTTAGCGTCAAATGTTGATAAATGGTTTGTATCAACATATATGTCCTCATCAAGAGCCAGCATCGTTGGAGAATTATATACAGACACAAGGGGCGACTCATCAGGATTGTATAGAATGAAAAACATTGCAACAGCTTATACCCCAACTTCAAAAACAAAGGTTTTACCAATTTATTCGGTTGAAAGTAAGTTGGCTCAATGGAACAGAAATGGAGGTTTTAATGGTGTTAATTATAATAGTGTTGACCCCGACGCTAGTGAGGATTTTATGGGTACATACTTTACAGGGAATACTGTTTCTACTTCTTGGAATTCTTGGGTGGGTAATCAGTCTTACCCAACAAATGGGTCTTTTTATACTGAAACAGACACCGAAATTAGAAATAATATCAATGTTGAGGGTGTGGTAATATTCTTTTCCAAACTTTTTGATATATCAAGAATTACTCCAACAGTAACCCCTACAATTACACCAACCAATACTATTACACCCACAAATACGGTCACTCCGACAATTACGCCAACTATAACTAGAACACCAAATCCATCACCACCTGCATCGCCATCGGTAACACCAACAAGGACTGTTACACCAACTATAACTCCTACAATAACATCAACTGTTACCCCTACGATAACTCCAACGAGAACTTTGGGTGTATCACCAACACCAACAAATACTACAACACCAAGTAATACGGTTACACCGACAAATACTGTAACACCAACAATTACTAGTACTCCCACATCTACGATTACACCTACAATAACTAGAACGCCAGATCCTACACCACCATCAACAAAAACACCAACACCGACAATAACACCAACAAAGACTGTAACGCCAACGGTTACTAATATATGTTTTAGTAATTTTGATCTTGTAATTAACCGAGTTTCTTGTTTTAGTGATTTTAATTTATCAATTAACAGAGTTAGTTGTTTTAGTGATTTTACATTACAAATCACTAGAGGTCCGTTGGAAACACCAACACCTACACCAACAATTACGGTTTCAAGATCACCAGGTTCATCACCTGATCCAACCCCAACACCTACGGCAACACCTACTATTACTGCAACTATAACTCCTACAAATACACCGACCAATACTGTCACTCCTACGATTACTCCTACAAATACTGCAACCCCAACTATTACACCAACAATAACACCCACTAACACACCTACAAATACTATAACACCAACAGTAACTAGAACTCAAACACCTACGACCACACCAACAAGAACATCAACACAAACTGTTACACCAACAAATACTGTTACACCAACCGTTACAAGATCACCAGGATCGTCTCCCGACCCAACAAGTTCTCCAACACCAACACCAACGGTAACTAGAACGGTTACACCTACTATAACACCTACAAATACTCCAACTACAACACCTACAATCACTCCTACAACAACTATTACTCCTACATCAACTATTACTCCAACAGTTACACCGACAACTAACTATATGACATTCAGTGCTTGTTGTGATAGTAGTACAATTTTTTCATTAACAAATAATGGAACGTTTAACATTAACACTGTTTATGTAATATATTCTAATAATTTCAGTGGATGTGCTAGATCATATAGTACAACATTGTCTTCTAATTTATACACCTTAATTACCTCAACAATATCATTTGTTAATAGTTGTTCATATTGTACTTCAGCACTTTATCCTTGTCCGATACCATCACCAACACCGACACCAACAACTACAATAACACCAACAATTACACCTACACGTACAGTAACCCCAACTGTAACGCCAACAAATACTATTACTGTAACACCAACAAATACTATTACCCCAACAAATTCTGTAACACCTACTAACACACCAACCATTACTTCAACAATAACACCAACAAATAGTATTACACCAACTAGAACCGCAAGTGTTACACCAACCAATACCGTTACACCAACAAGAACCGTTAGTGTGACACCAACAAATACTGTTACTCCAACCATTACACCTACTATAACACCTACTAATACGCCTACCAATACACAAACACCTACTCGTACATCAACAGTAACACCTACAAATACACCAACAATAACTCCAACGATAACAAGAACTGCAAGTCCAACACCGGGATTAAGTCCAACGCCTACTCTGACAATTACACCAACAATACCATTTAGGTATGTACCATTCCCTCCAACCTCTTTGAGTTTATTCAGTATTAGAGGTATTGTTGGAACTTCAAACACTCAAATGGATGATATGTTTGATGAAATTCTGTCAGGAGTTACAAATGTTGTTGTTAGTGAATTAAAATTAAATTTATCAAGACCAAGATCAATTGCGTTCTTTAGAGGAATGGCAAATTCTGCAACAGGATATAATTTATATAGATTTGGTTATAACCCAACAAGTGTTTTGGTTGCAAAAAATAACTTTGAAAATGACCTTATAACTAAAGATGAAACTGATTGTAGGAATTTTTGGGTTACAGGAACCTTAGATAGTGAAAATATTACACAACTTTATAGAGATCAAAATCTAAATGCAAATGCGGGTTATTATTACGCATGTATTAGTGGTTCATCTACATCTAAAGGGTTTTATTGGAATGGATCTTCAGTTGTTGGATCTTATAGCGGATTTAGTTGTTAAAAATAGTTACAAAAACGAATAATATGTTATTTATTATAAAAACATTTACATTTTAATGAGTTGTACTTGCAGTAGTTCATTTTTTAACAATAGTTGGATTTTAGTTTCTTGTAATGACCCTAATGTCATTGCGAAACCATGTACCATTTCAGGTTTTGAACCAAATATTAACGACGTGCTGTACGATAACTTAAATCAATGTTGGACAGTCACAACTCAAACTACCGAATTTATAAATTATAAACATACGGGTACTGTTAATCTTAGTTTGGCGACCGATTGTTTAGATGGTAATTGTATTACCACACCGACCATATCACCTACAAGTTATATCCCATACGTTTATAGAGATTGTTTATTAAATAATGAATTTATTTTTTCACTACAACTACAATACGTTAGTGGTTATACGTCAGGGTCTACGGCAATACACGTAACAGGTAGAACGGGGGATGGTGTACCTGATGGTTGTTATCTATTCACAGGTGAATATTGTGACGACACACCGGCATTTGAAGTTTCAGTACAATATGATAGTAGTGTTGATTGTGATAGTTGTCAATCAAGTAATGATTTTAGATTTTATAAATTTTCGGCGTGTTGTTTAGGTGATTCAAATTATACAATTTATGATGCATCAGGTATTCCACAAAGTTTGACGGATGGGAATATTTATCCTGTAACAGTAAATTCAACAACATATTGTATGACCTGTGTGTCACAATATACAGGTAGTTTTGTTAATGACCCAACGTATCCATTGACTGCGGGAACGATAACATATACAAGTTATGGGGATTGTTCTAATTGTGCTAGTGGTGCATCAATAACACAATGTCCATCACCGACCCCAACACCAACACCGACTTTAACACCCACAGTTACCCCAACAATTCCTATAATCAACTGTAATAATCAATATTATTGTTTTAATTCAACTAATACAACATTAAGTGCTTATAATGGGACTTACACTAGAAACCCATCATTACACAACGGTAAAAATTATTATACAAGTGGTTCTTATTATGTTTATTGGGATACGACTAAGTGGTGTTTATCAACTGCGTTAGACGGTAGTTGTTTGGTTTTTGGTCCGTCACCATGTGTTACAACTTGTCCTAACTTAAATAATAATTTGTGGTCTGTCGGTTCTTGTAATATACCAACACCCACACCAACACCATCAAGAGCTTTTACTAATTTTAACGTTGTATTTGATTGTGATATTTTGATAACCCCATCAGTTACACCAACTAAGACTGTAACACCAACGGTTACTAAAACGGTAACACCGAGTGTAACACCTACAAACCCTTGTGGTGGGAATAGTTTTAGTTTGAGTGTCTCAACACAACAGAACACTCCAACACCTACACCATCGGTTACGTCAACACCTGAACCGACTAAGATACCTGTATCGGGATCTGCAACATATTATGTTGTTGATAGTAAGTTTGTGTGTCCTGGTTATACTGCAGAACTTATAAATTGTTCAGATGGTGTTACCACATATTACGTTTGGGATACTATAACATATAATGGTGTAACATTACAACCTGGTTCTGTTTTCAAAGCGTTAATTGATAACGTTGAAACGTGTGTGTCATTTAATACTTACACTACTCAATCAACAAACGTTCTTTGGGGTGGAGTTGTTTCCACGGCTAGTACTTGTACTATTTGTTTATTACCTCCAAGTCCTACTCCAACACCTACAGTTACCCCAACAACATCAACACCATACTTTTTATTCACGGCAACAACACAAGTAACAGGAACGTCTACTTGTAATGCGGTAAGTTATCCTTATACGGGTATTACTATAAGTGCGGCGACTAGAAATAGTTGTGGTGGGTCTAATGTTACATCACCAACATCGTATGATGTAACTATAAATTATATTGAAACAACGGGAGGTGGATCACCTTATTTTGATTCAACAACATTTACGTTACCTTCAGGTCAATTACTTTATCAGTTGGGAACGATATATACAAGAAGAACGGAAGATCAGGGTGGTACCTGTTCTGCGGTTACAAGAACCATAACAAGTATTTCCGTAAATCCGGGTATTACGATATGTTAATATAATATAGATGGCGTTAAATACAAAACAAGGTTGGAATTGGATAGCATCACACGTAGGAAGTGGGAATAACGCGTGGATTACGTTTAGTAGTGGAACCGCTCAGTTTGTGTCAAGTGCTATTGATTTTTCAGTGTCTAATAATGAAAGCGGTTCTAGTTTCTCAGATGATAATGGTAACTTATTGTTAGTTTCTGATGGAACAACAATTAAAACATCAGGTGGAACAAACATAGTTACAGGATTATCAGGAAGTGCCTTTTCAATGCAAGCGGCAACCATCTTACAATCACCATATAGTTCTGATACTTATTATGTTTTCACATTAGGTGTGGGTGCTGCAGGTACTGAGGGTGGTTATGGTAAAACAAACCAAGCATTAACATATAATACCCTTAAATACACGGGAGGAACATCACCATTTTTTCAAGTAATTAACTATAATGTTGAAATTGGTAATAGAAATATAAGTGGTGGTAGTGCAACATACCCTGTGGTTGTTGGAGGTGCGGGATATGGATATGCCGAGGTCTTAACCACCGCATTACACGAAAACGAAACAGATATTTGGGTAATCACTCCGAACTGGGGTAGAAATCAAATACACTCATTCCTAATCAATTCTAGTGGGGTGTCATCAACACCATTTACTTCTACAACATCTCAAGTTTTACAAGGTTATAATAATTATGGGCAGATAAAACCATCACCAGATTATTCTAAAATAGCGATGGTTTTAGCGGACTCAGATGCGGTACCATCACGAAGTGCTTATAGACCTGCGGTTAGTATTTTTGACTTCAATAGAAGTACTGGTGAATTAACAAACGAAACAGTATTATTAGGGAATACTGGATACACTATTTACAATAAAAATGGATCAAGTCCTGAAATATTTGATGTTGGGGACGTAATTGGATGTGAATTTTCACCTGATGGGAATTACTTATATGTTTCTGAGTTCCAAAGTACAAATGGTGGAAAAGTATTACAGTTTAATCTTAATACAACACCACCTGTAAGTGCATCTACCGTAACTGCGTCAACTAATTACGTAATGTTCTATCAAACTTCAGGAACTAGTATTGGTACGTTACATTTAGCGGTTGATGAGAAAATATACTTTACAGATAGGAATACAAGAAATTTATATTATATAAATTATCCAAATTTATCGGTATCATCAGCGTCATTTACTGTTAGTAGTATGACGAGTAATGTTTCCACTGCGGTCTTTAATTACGGTTTACCAAATATACCACTATTTGCTAGTATTCCCACAGTAATAACAGGATGTTCCAACACCGATTATTGTTTTTATAGTACAAACCCAACGTTATCAACATACAATGGAACGTATTTGAAATATGGTATTTATGGTGGTAAAGATGTTTATTCATCCGCAACATATACTGTATTTTGGAAAACAAATAAGTGGTGTTTATCTACATCATTAGGTGGTGATTGTTTGGTATTCGGACCATCACCATGTAGTTCAGATTGTCCTAATCTAAACTCAAATATATGGACTGTTGGAACATGTAATATACCTACACCAACACCGACACCTTCATCACAAAATACAAACTTTAATGTGTATTTTAATTGTGATGTGTTATTAACACCAAGTGTTACGAAAACAAATACCCCAACACCGACAATGACACCAAGTGTTACACCAACTATAACACCAACAAATCCTTGTGGTGGTAATAGTTTTTCACTAAGTGTTAATACGGTTCAAAACACACCAACACCTACACCATCTATGACATCAACACCGGCACCAACAAAAGTTCCTATTTCAGGATCTGCGGTGTATTATATTGTTGATAGTAATTTTATTTGTGGTGGTTTGGTTGCTGAGTTAATTGATTGTTCGGATTCATCAACAACTTATTTGGTTGGTGATCCGTTATTATATAATGGAGTTTTATTAACACCTGGATCGGTATTTGAAGGTGTTATAAATGGGGTTACAAAATGTCTATCATTTAACACATATAAAAATGGTTCATCTGATGTTTTATTTGGTGGGATTGTATCGACAGCAACAACATGTCATCAGTGTCTTTTCTTCCCAACACCTACGAAAACACCAACACCTACGAAAACACCAACACCTACGAAAACACCAACACCTACCGTGACACCTACTGTTACAGTTACACCAACAACGTCATTACCCGCCATCGGTGTTTTGAGTTTATCATCAACAAATGATACTTGTGAAAGTTATACTTTAACCGCAAGAACAGCTAATAGATTTTTCGGAACAATTAGTGTTACTGGGTCTGGTGCTACAGGATCTAATTATAGATACTCAATAAACAGTGGTGTTACATTCTCATCTACAACAACATTCACAGGACTTTCTAGTTCTACATATGGTGTCGTGGTTAAAGATAATTCAACAGGTGCTCAAACATCGGTAACACCTGTAAGTATTACAAGACCTAATTCAGGAAATACGTTTAGTGCTATAACCTTTGCTTGGTCACAAGTACCGACATTCGTATCGTCAGCAGCTACCGCGTATTCTGTTGATATTACAGGTACAACATATCCGGGTAGTGCGATCACGTTCGTCTACTCAGGAACCGCAACGTTAGGAGGATTAAATAATATTCCTTCAGGAGTTACGTGGAATGGGTCATTCAATGATCAGTGGGGTATGAATTTTGACACTCAAACAGGTTTCTTCTCAGGTATGACAACACAACCATGGCAAGTCACCGCAAATATTATTAGAAATGGTGTTTCGGTAACATCAACAACTAGAAGTTTGGGAACAACATCAGGTATTGATCCGTCAGGTGGTACTTGTACTAACAGTGGATCAACAATATTTAATCAGGTTAGACGAGCTAGTAGATTGGGGTATAATAACGGTTTTGGTTGGAGAACCGCTAATTTGGCACCAACAACTGTGAGTTCTGCTGGGTTTTTACCATTTACATTCCAAAGTGGTGATACGTTATCACTTCAAGTAACCTATTCAGGTACGGTATTGTCTGTTCCAAACCTACCAGGAGGATGTTCTCAAACACTTTCAGTTAGTACTAATCTGTTGTCAGCGTATTTCTCAACAGCGGCTAGTTTGCCGACAAATAACAACACATATGCAAGTTCTAGTGGTCAATGTATAACAATAAGTGGAACTAGAACAATAACTTCACCATCACAAGTGTTCTTAACGTACACCGTTACTTAAAAAAAATAAAATATGGCAACAAGTTCAACAACAGTTTCAATATCATCAATAGTTGGGTCACAACCTTTTGATATTTATCTATCCGATACAGGACATACTACTTGGTATTATGTTACTAGAATTACCGGTACGTCATACTCATTTGTATTACAACCACCATTTGAGAACTTATATCCGGTTTCAATAAAAATAGTTGATGCAAATAGGTGTCAAACTATAGAAGATCAATAATTATAATATATGGCAGCAAGTGCGGTTACGATAACGATGACAAATATTACGGGTTACCTACCCGTAAGTGTTTACCTGTGCCCGGTAAATCCTAACCCATCAACAATTGAGACACAGTGTACTTTCATTAGTGCGGTAACCTCAACAGGATTTACGTTTAGGGCACCGGCACCATATGATTCACTACCTTACTTGTTTGTGGCAACTATCGATGCTAGTGGATGTACGGTTGTTAAAGACGATGCGCCACCATCACCCACACCTACACCTACTGTTACTGCAACACCTACAGTTACACCGACAATCACTCCTACTATAACTCCAACAATTACACCAACAAGAACTGTCACACCAACAATTACACCAACAAGAACTCCTACAGTTACACCAACAACATCACTACCTGCTCTTGGGTTTTATGTTGAATATTCAGGATTGAGTTGTGCGTCTTATGGTGTTACATCAGGAAGAAGTGTTAGTGACGGAAGAATTATTGTTTATGCTACGGGAGGAACTGGTGTTCAAACTAATTATAGATATTCAATTGATAGTGGTCAAACATTTGTAAGTAGAACTGCATCTAATTACAGCACGTTTAGTAATTTAAGTGCAGGTACTTATGGTATTGTTGTAAGTTCTGTCACTCAAAGTACAAGTGCGGGAACACAATCGGTTGTAATTGACCCATCACCGGGATCTGCAAGTACAAAATCGGCCCTTAGTAACTATTCAATAACATCATCAACTAATAATTCAGTGGTTGGGTTGTCACCAATTGTTGTGTCAGGTGTTACTTATGGACTTGCCAATTATATCGGTTATAATAGATACATCTTTGAGATTCCATTATCAGGTGCGGTACCGACAGGTGCAGTATTTTCAGGAACACCAACACTTACTTTCCGAGATAATAAGTCAAGTGTGTATTCTGGTATTAGCGATGTTAAAGTATATACCGCAACCACTGAGATTATATCCGGTGGAACGATAACATTTACAAATCAACAGACGGGTAGTTTGAATCCATTACCACTATCAGGTTCTTGTTTGACAGGATTTACTGATTCATCTTGTACAGGATTGACAGGTAATACTGCATATTGTCAATTAACAAACAGTGTTAATCAATCCACATTCTTTATTTCAACTCAGATTCAGTCACCTGAAATAGGGTTTACTAATGGTATGAGATTAAGACTTACTTATGAAGTATCAGGGTCTGCTATAGGATTTTCAGGTATTACTACTGGTAATAATTTCTACACTGCTTCGTGTGGTCAATCAAACAGAATTAGACCGATATTAACAATACAAAATAATATTAACAATACTTTTGCATTGTCAGGAAATACTTGTGTTGGTTGGTTTGGTGCTCAACAACAATCAGTATATGATGGTGGTTATTCACAATTTGGTAATATGCCATCAATACCCTCAAATACATAAGATATGGAAAAGTTAAATTTATTATATGACCAATATTCAGACTTAGAGTTAGTTTATTGTGTTTTTGAAGATAATGTTGAAATGTGTCAATTTTCATTAGATGAGGATTATGAATTTTTCATTGTTAGTTTCCCAACTGATCTTGTAAATAAATTTAATACAATAAGTTATAACAATTTTTTGGAAATTATTGAGGGACATAAAGTATTAGTTATAAAATGTTTTAATAGTTAAAATGGCAAATATTAAAAATAGTTGGAACTGGATATTTGGTAGAAATAATTGGTTTTATTTCGGTAGCGGAACAATACAAAAGATCAATACCAATACACAGTTAGATACCCGTGAAGGTAGTGATTCAATATCGGATGATAATGGTAATTTACTTTACTACACTGATGGTATTAACATTTACAATAGTGGTAATACGACTGTTGTTTCTAATTTAGGTGGAAGTGATCAAAGCTTTCAATCAGGTAATATTGTACAAGACACATATAATACTAACAATTATTGGGTTTTCGGCATTAGAAACTGGTTAGCTCCAAGTAATTTGAGTTGGGTTAAATTAAACTCAAATAGTATTATTCAATCATCAGGTACTGTTAGTGGTAGTTATGCCGAGGTATTAACAACTACATCACATAGTGACATTGACAAATTTTGGTTAGTTTTAAGACCTAAAAACTCACAATATATCAACTCATATTTAGTTTCGGGTGGAACGATATCTGCAACTCCTGTACAGACTTTAACATCGTTTGTGTTCTCAGGTCAAAATAGATATGGTCAGATGAAATTCTCACCGAGTGGTAATAAAATGGTTTGGGCGGTTGGTACTCAGAACAATGACGGACCTGTTAACGTTGCGGTCTATGATTTCAACAAAACAACCGGACAATTCTCAAATGAAAAAATATTATTAAATTACAATAGGAGTTATGTAATAACATATACAGGATCAACAACAAGGAACAATATTTCTGCAAATTATTTAATATCTGCGGATTTTTCACCTAATGGTAGATATGTTTATGTTGGGGGTAATGACTTACTTAGGTTTGATTTATCGGGGTTAACATCCTACCCTACACTATCAGGAATACCATCAACAACTACAGTTCAAACACTACCAAGTTCTGCGGTTACGGTAACACTTCCCACAGATGTTAGAACGGATCCTGATTATGGTACTTTAATATTAGTTTTAGGTATTCAAAGGGCACCCGATGGTAATTTATATTTCTTAACTAGTCCAACAACATCATTAACCGATGTTGCTAATAAATTATATCGTCTATCGGGTGCGAATTCAACAGATGTTAGTGGTTTAACATTTTCATTTATTGATAACGCAACGGGTATGGCACTTCCTAACTCATCTCAATTATCGTTAGACCCTCCATCACCTTCACCAACACCTACAAGTACTGTAACACCAACACCATTACCAAGTAAGACACCTGCCGCAACACCGCCACCAACAAAAACTCCAACACCAACACCTACTGTTACTACAACAAGTACACCTACTCCTACTGTAACTCGTTCTCCGGGGTCTACACCAAATCCGACACCAACTACAACACCTACAAATACACCAACAACAACAGTAACACCATCAGTTTCTTCTATAAGACCTGAAACTTCAAATCCATGTGGTGTTCAAACAGTTATTCCGTTGAACGTTAGTTGTACTGCAACCAATGATAATGGAACGTTAAATGGTTCGGTTACATTGGGTATTTATGGTGGTACGGCACCATACAACACTACTTGGTCTAATGGAAAGTCAGGTTCAATTATTACTAATTTATCGGCAGGAACCTATACCGCAACGACAACTGATTTTTATAATGATTTTTCAGTTACAACTGTTTGTACTGTCGGTTTAGATGTTACACCATCACCAACGCCTACATTAACTCAAACACCAACACCATCAGTTCCGGTAACAAATAATCTATGTGTTAGTTTTATAAGTAATTCTACACCATCACAAAATACTCAACAAACATTTAGTTATACAGGGTTTACAAATGGACTACCATCTTGGACCGGTTCTGTAAATGGTAGTACTTGGGTAATCTATTGGAATAGTGAATCTTGGGAGATGTCTAATAATTTGGGTACAGGTGTTGAAATTACTACAACATCAACATCAAACCCACCATTAACAGGTTGGAATTTATATGGTAGCTCTGCATATGATACAATTACTGTAACAAATAGTGCTTGTGTGGCAGTCCCCGTTTCATTTACAGTAACGACAATACCTAATAGTTGTTTAGCAAGTCCAACAACAAACTACGGACAAATATCTATCAGTGTTACTACAGGTCAAGGACCATTCCAATATTCAATAAATAATGGATTGTCATATCAATTTAGTCCCGTATTTGTTGGTCTTGCATCTGGTACCTATGTTGTTAAAGTTAAAGATGGAAACTTAAATACAAGTCAACAAATTGCTATTGTTGCGCCGGCATCTCAAGTAACTCAATATTCATTTAATTGGATTACAAATCAAAATCAATATAGTGTTACCACTCAAACATCGTTTGGGGGAACATCAGGTATTTATGTGACAATATTCGGAAGTTTGTATAAAAAATACACATTAAATGGTACGAACAACATCCCAACAGGTTTAACATTATCTTGTGAAGTTAGTGTCAATACTTTACTTACAATTAGAAATTTAACTAACGATAGTTATGTATATGATTTTACAGATTATATTGTAACTTTAAGTAAAAATGGAACACCAATAGCGACAACATCAACATCACCGGTAAGTAATAGTATATCTACGACATGTAGTAAAACATATACACCAAATCTAACATTTGGAACAACAGGTCAGACAATTGCTACCGCATCATTTACAATTGTTAAAGATGATGTTATAACATTAGAATATAGTTATAATTTACCTGGTGGCGCTAATGTGATTGTTAACGACGGTCCTGTTGTAACAACAACACAATGTCCATCTAATTTCATATTTAATGTGAATGCTACGTTCAAAAATAACACAACAACAATAGTGGATTGTAAGAGACCTGATGTGAATACGGTAACCGCACCTAATCCATTTATTCTAAATCCAAATTTATCATTAAACACTATTTAATAGTATGGGATACAATATTAAAAGTACAACCGGCTTAATTAACACAAAACTAACTGACTTGGGAAGAAGAAGAATTTCTCAAGGGAACTTTAACATATCATATTTTCAAATAGGTGATAGCGAAGTTTGTTATAATTGTGTGAATGGTTTAACATTAACTAATCTTAATATATTAGAACCTAACTTCAATTCACAAAATGATACAGGATCACCACAATCAAACAAAGATGAGGTGAAATATCCTTTTTATTTAAGTGGTACGTCAAATAATACTTATGGTATTCCATATATGAAATCGGATTTTTCCGAAATATTTAATACCGCACAACCAAGAGGATTTTTTACAGGTACAACCGCATTTACTACTACGGCATATACGGTTAATTCAAGAAAGATAGCTAGAGGGTTTTCAGGTACTACTAATTTTAATTACACTACCGATTCTTGTGGAAGTAATGATTCTGTTGAGAATGGTGATTTTGCATTTGTTTATTTAGGTAATGTTGGTTGTGGTTCAATTACGGCAAGGACTCCGTTATTTGTTTATCAGGTAACTTCAGATCCTGGTGATAATAAATTATATGTGGAAAGACCTACATTAAACGCTACAGGTACAACATCAAGAGTTCAAGTTTATCCGAGTACATTTGTTCCTTTTTATGATAGTGCAACACCTAATACTTATTATGATTCTGATGTTTTTAATTTTGAAAGTGCGTGTGACATATCAACGTTTGATGTAAAGGTTTGGAATATGAACATACCTTGGAGTCAATCTCCTGCTGGCATGATAACGAACTACGATTCAACTTTTGAGACCTTCGGTTCTCAAACATATATCGGAACCAAAGAGTATTTGGGTTATCAAACCAATTCTGGTCAAACGGATACATCTTCAACATATTATAGAAACTCATTACAAGAGATCATAAATGTATTACCGAGTGAACAAAAAGCAATTGCGATAGTACATTATACTAATCAATCTATTGATAATTTTTATGGTGAAAAATTTGCAACAGAACCTTATGATCCTCAAGCAGAGACAACAGGCTTAGCAATAAATTTCAGTGTATCAATACCTTGGTTAATGTGGCACAAAAATCCTAATGGTACTATTGGTGAAACATTCTATATTGATCCAGATCCTTCAGGTACATATAACACATTAGATTTACTAACACCATATTATATTCAATCAACTAAGAATAGTGATATGAACGATCCTGGTATTAGATATTACCATTTATGGGATAACCATCCTAATTCTGATGGATATCCAAATAGGGTTGGTAAGGTATTTCCTGATAGTAAAATAATTATTTTTGATGATGAGGAAATTGTTGCGGCGATGTCATATAAGTCAAATAGATCTTGGACGTTACCGGCACCAAAAACATCAAGAATTATTCCTAACGTATGTCAAGGTGGTAATATTGGTTCTACCGGTGTTTTAACATCCTCGGCACAGACTATGTATATTACATACATTTTAAGTAACACCGGATCTTCATTCACTAATTCATTACATTGTAATTATTATAGTAGAGTGAGTGGTACTACAGACAATACCGCAAGTAACGTTTCAATTAAGTTTGGTAACGAATTTCCATTTATGATCACAAGCGGTGTAAGTGGATTTACTGCAAATCAGTTTAAAGCTATAGTTCAGATTACACAAAGTGGTGCTACACCAAATCCTAATAATTGGATTGTTATTGATTTAACCTCGGATTTAGCATCAACAAAGGTGAATGGTAACTTAACAATATCAGGATTAACTGGAACAACTTTCGTAATTGATGAAACAAATTATGCATCGGGTTCAATATATCGACTAAGTGATTATATTAGTATTCCATCCTATGGTGATACAACAACTATGAATTTTGGTGATGAATATTTCTTTTATGGTACAATAAGTACTGATATTGCGGCTACCATATATGAAATGAAATATGCTGTGAATTTAACCGAAACTCAATTCTTAAATAGTTCTAATCCTACTTGGACCGCAACAACAAGTCCTTATGTTACCGAGGTTGGATTGTATAATTCAAATAAAGAATTGATGGTTATTAGTAAGTTACAATCACCTGTTAGACGAGTTGGATTACAACAATATCTAATTAAGCTTGATTTTTAACATTTTTTTAGCACATTTATTTTAGTAAACATATTTTATGAGTAAAGATTTGAAAAACACACCAAAGGTGTTAGGTTTAGACGTATCCACTAAAACTATTGGATGGTCTCTTTTTGACATACAGACTGGTGAATTATTGGAATTAACACATGTATCACCGAGACCGAAACTTAAAACAGAAAATAAAATTGAAGAACTTTTAGCTAAAGCGGAGATATTCAAAATTAAATTGGACGAATATAAGAATTTAGGAATAACAAAAGTTGTTATTGAGGAACCATTATTGAATAGTAATAACATCTATACTGTTGGTACTCTTTTGAGATATAACTCATTTATTACTAAATTGATTCACGATGTTTTAGGGATTGTACCTGAATTTATTACGACCTATAATTCAAGAAAATTAGCATTCCCTGAATTAGTAAAAGAAAACGATAAAAAGAAATTCGTATTGTTCGGTGGTCTTCCTAAAGATATTGACAAAAAACATATTATTTGGGAATTGGTTGCGAAGAGAGAACCTCAGATTACTTGGCAGTATACCAAAAACAACACTTTGAAAAAAGAAGTTTATGATATGAGTGATGCTTATTGTTGTGTTTTGGGATATATGAAACAGGAGGGTGTTTGGTCTTAATGTGGGTAATCATCCCTTTACTCTTTATTTTTTACATACCACATAAAATAACAATGTTGATAAAAAATTTTGTAAAGTCAAAAAAATGATTTATCTTTGCTCGTATGAATGACGAGTCGGAGTTATTGGTTGAATTATTAGAGGAGGTGCTTGGTAAGCATCGTGCTCACTATGAGAGTAAAGGACAGATCTCATTCAATTGCCCTGCGTGTGATGAGGGTAGGAATAAAGGAAATTTCGAGGTTAATTATTTCCGACATGTTTATAAATGTTGGAGTTGTTCAGATGATAACGGGACTCATGGTCCTTTAGGTAAGTTATTTGATACTTGGGGAAGTAAGAAACAAAAGAGAACGTATTCCATGTTGGCACCTGAAGAGGTGAGACCAGATAGACCCAAAGTACCAAAAATTAAATTACCACCGAGTTATACTAAGTTTAAGGATTCAAATCCGAGATATCCGGTTTATAAAGAAGCGATGAATTATTTGAGAAGTCGCTTTATTACGGATGATATGATTGAGAAGTATGATATTGGTTTTTGTGATAAGGGAGACTTTATGGGTAGAATTATTATCCCATCCTACGATCACGACGGACAATTGAACTACTACATTGCTAGATCTTGGAACAAACACTCAAAGAGTAAGTACAGAAACCCGGACTATCCTAAAGACGAGATTATCTTCAATGAGAGTAGAGTTGATTGGGGTAAGGATATTTTTTTGGTTGAGGGTGTATTTGATGCGTTATTCTTGGATAATGCTGTTGTTATGTTAGGGAAACATTTATCACAAAAATTGATGGACCGGCTATATAATGATGCGAAAGGAAAAATAATTATCGCATTAGATGGAGATGCTTGGAAAAATGCATTATCTTTGTACCACGAATTAAATGGTGGTAAGCTATTTGGTCGTATTGAAATACTGAAACTACCTGAAGATAAGGACATTGCCGAACTTCAAGGGAATATCGGTGAGTATTATTATGAAATTAAGTAAATATGGAAAATATTTTTTTGGAACTTTCTAAGTTCAATCACATCACGTATTTTGATGAACCACACGAGTATTACTCAGATGGTAAAAAACTAACATCGGTAACTACCTTTATCGGTAAGTTTAAGGAAAAGTTTGACACCCAAGGAATGGCGGAGAGTTATGCTGCTAAACGTGGGTTAAACGTTTTGGATGTTATTTCTGATTGGGACTACAAAAGGGACTTTTCTACCGTTAAGGGAAGTGCGGTCCACTTGTATGCCGAAAACCTTTGGAACAACAAAATCTTCCCTTACGATCCGGTTCCGGTGGTTAAAAGATTTGGATTGGATCCTATCAAAGAACCATTTGACAAATGTGTTAAGATGGTTGAAAAGTTTTATCATCAGGCTAAAGCTAATTTAATTCCAGTTAAAATGGAATTGGTTGTTGGTGATATGGAATATGGTATTGCCGGACAGATTGATGCATTGTTCTATAACAAAAAAGCTGGTGAATATCAGATTTGGGATTACAAGACGAATAAAGAAATTAAAACCGGTAATAATTTTGGGAACAAAATGAAAAATCCGATTTCTCATTTAGAGGAGTGTGAATTGAATACGTACTCACTCCAATTGAATTTGTATAAACATTTGATTGAGAAGAACTCCAACATTAAAATCGGTAAGTGTTATTTGGTTTGGATCAATGAAGCGATTGATGATTATAAGGTAATTGAAACCAAGGACTTAATGGCTGAGGTAAAAATTATGTTGGAAAAAGTTTGATGGTTTAATTTTTATCTATTATCTTTGTTGTTATGATGAATAGAATTGTATATTTGGGAGACATTCACGGTGAGATATTTCGCATCGAGAGTGTAAATCGGAATTTGGACAATTTCAGTATTGTCCAAGTTGGTGATTTCGGTATTGGTATGATCAGTAAGCAACAAGAAAAACTTGAAAACTTGGATCAACAACTAGTGAAGAAGAATAACACCCTTTATGTCATTCGTGGTAATCACGATAATCCTAACTTTTGGGTTGATCCTCCTAAGTTTCAAAACATCTACTTTATTAAAGATTTCAGTGTTGTTAATATTGATGGTTTAAGTCATTTGTGTATTGGTGGTGCTATCAGTATTGATCGTAAGTATCGTACATTAGGATATTCATATTGGGAAAATGAAGGAGTACCTTTTATTGATCCTGTTAGGTTTGATGGATTAGATATTGATGTGATTATTACTCATACTGCATCTAATGTGGCACCACCAACAACATTCGGAGAATTGGTTAGACATTACGCAATGAACGACGTAGATTTGATTAAGGATCTCCAATTAGAACGTAATGAAGTTGATAAGGTGTTTGAAAAGTTTAAGGGGGAAAAACCAATTAAATGGGTTTATGGTCATTTCCACGACACATTCAGATCTGAAGTAAATAATTTCAGATTTTATGGATTGGGTGTCAATGAATTGTTGGATTTAATTTAATAAAAAAATATGTCAAAAGTTGAGACAATTCGGGCAAAGTACCCGAAAATGCGTGTTACTACATTTAATATGTTTGTACAGGCGGATGTTACCAAGACACATAAGTACTTGGAGTATATGTGTTACATGAGAACAAATCATGAAATTTCATCACGAGTTTTAATTCAAAATGTACATAAATTTCATGAACTTCTGAATTACATCGATAACAAGGACATTTACAGTCCTGTGTACCGTGATATCCAAAATTTTTTAGATGTGGTTAATAAAGCGTCAAAAGAGAAAGAGGAGATTGATTTTCAAAAAGACATTGAGAAGAAAGTAAAAGTTCTCGTCAATGACGGTACAACATTTATGTGTCGTCCATTAACTTATGAAGCGTCAATGAAATATGGGGCATCAACGAAGTGGTGTACCGCATCTAATTCAACAGACGCTCATTTTAAGAGTTATAATAGAGATGGTTATTTGGTATATATTATGTCTAAAAACACTAACTTACATAAAAATTATCAAAAAATAGCATTTTACATGTCAAATAATTTCTGTCCGATTGAACAGTCAATAAGTATCTTTAATGCTGCGGATAGTGAAATTGAGATGTCTCATTGTGTGAATAATGGTTGGGATATAATTGAACTATCACAACTTTTGAACACATTTAGAATGGAAGCGTACGACATTTGGTATTATGAGACTTTCCGGAAAAAAGTAGAAGCGGATATCAAAAAATTGGAAACGATTGATATTGTGGAACTTTATAAAAATATGCAAGTTTTGAAAGAAAAATATGCCGATGAGATGAGTGATAGTCAGTTGATTTTATCTAATTTTATTAGTACTATTAAAGGAGATTTTAGTAAATATGAGTGATGTAAAAATTTCGTTGAGAGATCAACCAACGTTAAAATGTGAAAAATGTGAGGGAATTATTTTTCGAGAAGTAGTTCTAATCAAGAAAGTAAGTAAGTTATTAACAGGTTCCACTGAAGATACGTTAGTACCATTTCCAACCTATGTTTGTGATGGTTGTGGACACATGAACGAAGACTTCAAAATTATTGATAATGATTAAGAAGCTAGTTCATTTTTCAGACTTACATATCAGATTATTCAAGGATCATGATTTGTATAGAAACATCATCAGTGATATGTTAGATCAATTTAGAGATATCAATCCTGATCGTATTGTTTTTACTGGTGATTTGGTACATAGTAAGAACCAAGTATCACCAGAATTGATTGAGATGGTTGCTTGGGTACTGACAGAATGTTCAAAGATTGCTAAAACCATTTTGATTATTGGTAATCACGACTTTTTGGAGAATAACACAGAAAGATTGGATACACTTACACCGATCATTGATTCTTTAAAGAACGATAATATCGTTTATCTTAAAAATCGTGGGGTATATCAAGATGAGAATATTGATTGGTGTGTGTATTCATTGATGGAACATAACTTACCACCTGAAATAACAAATGATGGGAGGACCAAAATTGGATTATTTCACGGACCTGTTCAAGGACTAACTACGGATATTGGATATAAATTTGAAGAAGGGTTTTCTTCAGATAAGTTTGATGGGTGTGATTTGGTTTTATGTGGTGACATCCATAAACGACAAGTGTTTAACATTCCTGGTGGGAAAAAAGCGTATATGGTCGGATCAACAATTCAACAGAATTATGGTGAGACTTTGAACAAACACGGATTCGGTATTTACAATGTTGAGACGGATGTTTATGATTTTGTGGACTTAATGAATCCAAAACCATTTTTGGCTTTCAAAATAAAAAGTATTGATGATTTAGTAAATGGAACAGAACAACTTACAAACTATTGAGATTCCTAAGAAGAAGTATGAAAACATCATACAATTCTGTGAATTAAACGATATTGAAGACCCTAAATCTTTCATTTTTGCTTGTCTGATGAAAGGATATAATATTGAAAAGTATGGTCTTTTAGGTGATGGGGATCAAATGTTTGTTGAAGTTGAGAAAGAAGTTCCGGTAGAAGTTGTTAAGGAAGTTTATGTTGCGGATTTAGAAGCGTTAAAAAAACTTGAAAACACTATACAAACATTAAATAATGAATTATTATTGAAGAGTGACAAAATAAAAAACTTGGAAGAACAAGTAAAAGAGTTATCAAGAAATTACTTACAAAAAGGTGCGATCTTGAGAGGTTCTAACTTGAACGACCTATACTCAAAATGATAAAAATATGATGTTATTCGGATGGTTACTTATGGCGTATGGAATGTCAAACATCTTGGTTTACGGATCCATATTTAACAACTTTAGAAACTCAATTCATAACTCAGCGACTATTCCGTCAGTGTTTCAACCAATCTTTACTTTTTTAAGTGGGTTGATTTCCTGTATGATGTGTACAAGTACTTGGGTTGGATTTTTAATGTCGTTGGTGTTGTTTTCACCAACAAATGAATTTTACTCTACTAACTCCATAATATCCTGTTTTTTCGATGGCATGTTAGCATCGGGTGGTGTTTGGGCAATTAATAGTATTATTGAATGGTACGAACAAAATCGACCTAAATAAGAATATTGAACAAACATTAAAAAGCCGGTCATTGACCGGTTTTTTTATTTGATTATGTCAGATAAGTTTACTATTATTAAATGGACTAAAAAATATATTATGCCAGTATCAAGAAACAGAAAAAATCACAAACAAAAAATGAACGCAAGAAACGAAAAAATTAAAGGTGTTCAAAAATCATACAACAAGATGTATCAAGAGGTTATGATGCAAAAATTGAAGGAATTAGTTGAAGAACACAAAGCCATGTCAGGAAAAACCGAAGATAACAATGTGGGATCTATTCAACCCCAAGCCTGATTTTAATTACGAATTTATGAGTAAGAAGATAGAAATTGATAAACTGAACAATCCGTACGTTCAAGTAGTATGGCAGGATTCACCTGAGAACTTCACACAAGAGAGAATTAAGAGTGTTAAACAATACTTTCAAAAGAAGTATAACACAACTAATGTGAATGTTATTACCAAGGTAATTGCGGGGGATGACGAAGATACCACACAGACCATTGATGTATCCTTCAATATTATGGATCGTAATTATCAGTCTGAGATGATGAAAAATTATCTAAAGACTAGAGAGTTGGATAGACATGTTGAGGATGTGTTGAAGATTGATCAGATGGTTGAGAACAAGATTGCAGCATCTGAAGAGGAGTATGCCGCGTTTAAGAAGTGGTATATCAGAAAAATTGAATTTTCTAACTTCCTATCTTATGGTGACGGACAGGTTTTGGATTTTGAAAAGTGTAATGGGATTACGGTTATTGAGTCTAATCCTCCAAACTTTGGTGGTAAAACCGTATTGAGTGTGGATTTGTTAATGTTCTTATTTTTCAACACGACAACTAAGACGACCAAGGCGGAGGAGATCTTTAATAGGTTTACCGATAAGGATAAGGTCAGTGTGAAGGGTGAGATTACTATTGATGGTGAGGACTACATTATTGTTCGTAATTTGGATAGGAAGAAATCAAAATCAGGTGAATGGAATGTTAAGACGGAATTAGACTTCTTCAAGAAACTTGCGAACGGGGAACTTCAGAATTTCACAGGGGAACAGAGACGTGAGACGGAAAAGTTTATCAAAAATTCTATTGGTGAAATGGATGATTTTTTGATGACCATTTTAACTACGGCATCTAACCTTGAAGATTTATTGGAATCAAAACCTACAGCTCGTGGTCAAGTCTTGAGTAAATTCTTGGGATTAGAATTCTTAAAGAAAAAAGAAGAAGTTGGTAAAGAACTTTATTCTAGTTTTTCTAAGACGATGATTTCAAATTTATACTCAACACAACAATTGGAGGATGAGATTGAAACTTCAAATGAAAAAATTAGGACTAATAACGATCAAAAATTAGTTTTGGATGGTAAGTTAGAGGACACTAGTGATCGTTTATCTCGTGGTGAGAAATTCCGTGATGAATTGATGTTAAAGAAACATACAGACATTGATAAGGAACTATCATTGATCAATCCTGATAATTTGAATGGTGAGATCCTTATATTTCAAAACAAGAGAGATGAAACCAAGAAGTTGATGGATGGTATCAATATTATTCCACCAAGTCAGTTTTATAATGAAACTGAACATGATTTAATCCGAGAAGACTCTAAAGGTGTTACAGCAAATAAAATTGAGGTAAATGTTAAACTTAAGGATCTTGAAGTCTTGGCTCGTTCTGTGAGTGGTGGTATTAAGTGTGAGCACTGTGGTATTGAACTATTAAATGCGGAGTTAACAAAATCTAAATTGGAACAGATGGATGGTCTTAAAGAACAACTATCAGGTTATGAGAATAGATTGATTGAGTTAAATAACGGGGACCAACAATTCCAACAACTTAAACGAGAGTTTGATCAATATGAGCGTAATAAGTTAATCCGAGAAAAATATGAGGTTGAGATTCAGAATTATGATATGAAGATCCAACAAACCAGAGAAAAACTCGGTAAGTTTTATGATGTTCAAAATAAGATTGAAGAGAATAAGAATCTTGAGGGTCAGATTATGAAGGCTACGATGAGATTAGATGAGTTGAAAATGGAAAAAGGTAAGATTGAACGAGATTTATCACAGATTGACAATGAGAGTAATTCTTTAACACTTAAGATTGAAAAAAATCGGGATCTAATTAGTAAGATAGCTCAAGAGTTTGAGAAGGAAAAAATCTACAAGATATACTTGGAGATCTTTGGTAAAAATGGGATATCAAAAATGATTATGAAGACAATGATGCCACTTATCAATTCCGAGTTACAACGACTACTACAAGATAGCTCCTACTTCAAGTTGGAGGTTAGAATTAACGATAAGAATGAAGTTGAATTTATGATGATTGATAATGGTACCGGTGTTGAGAAGTTAATGGTATCTGGATCTGGATATGAGAAAACAATTGCATCATTAGCATTAAGGGCGGTATTGAGTAAGGTTTGTTCATTACCAAAACCAAACATAATTGTGTTTGACGAAGTTTTCGGAAAGATATCAAATGAGAATCTTGAGATGGTTGGAGAATTCTTTTCTAAGATCAAAGAATATTTTGAGAAGATTTTTGTAATCACTCACAATCCATTGGTTAGTCAGTGGGCGAATAATACGGTAAAAATTACCAAAACAGATAACATATCTAAAGTAAGTCAATAATGGAAAGTAAACCACATGAGGTCACTATTGAAGATATGAGGTATCGTTTAGAAGCTGAGGGGAAGGGTTATGCTCTCCTCCACTATTATGGACGAAATATATCTTGTGAGGATAAGACCGCAGAAAACTTATGGAAAAGTGCGTATGATGCACTTATCAAATTAACTGAGTATGTAAACAATGTTGATTAGTGTTTAGAACCTTTGTAACCACCGATGTTTTTAGCGAAGTTAGCCATTTTAACAACAGATGAATCATCAGATTTCATTGCCTTGTTAATACATTTCATCGTTACTTCACCATCGGCAGATGCTAAACCATTTCTCTTACACCAAGCACCAAACTTACCAGAGGTTCCTTTTTTTTCTTGTTTCTTAACAGCCTTTTGTATGAAAGTTCCATCCTTTTTGGATTCATTTACAACGAGTTTAACTAAATTCTCTATTTGTGATTCTGTCAGTTTGATAATTTTCTTCATTTTGGTCTTGTTTTTGTTAAATAAATATCCGAACTTTGTGTTCTAATCCAATTAAAGAGTATGAAAAAATATCTTTTATTTATGATGGGTGATTTTACTGGACGTGAAAATGTCATCCGAGATGTTGCTGACTGTATTTCGCCAATTGCGGACTCACCATCAGTAAAATTT